TTTTATTTTTTTAATTGTTTTTAGTTAATTTTTTTTTATATTATTTTGTTTTTGTATTTTTTTTTTTTTTTTTTTTTTTTTTTTTTTTTGTTTTTTTTTTTTTTTTTTGTCTTTTTTTTTTGCTTTTTCTAGCCGTTCTACTTTTTTTGTTGTTTGTTGTAAATACAGTATTTGTTCCTCTGTTTCTTTTTTTAATATTTGGCGCAACATCTTTTATGCAAAAAGATATAAAACTATTCCATTTTTGGCTAAAAAAATAAGAATTAACTTGTTGATCATTATTTAAAACTAACATATTTTGAGGGTCTACTAATTTAAATTCATTATTCCATTTCATTAATAATAAATAATGACCAAAATTACCATTATTACTTAAGAAAATTGCTGTAGCATGTTTATCAGATAATGTATTTTTTATTGCTGTAAAATTTTTAATATTAATTGGCATTAATGAAGTTTTTGTAACTTGTTTTTTTATATCTTTTAAAAACAATTTCATAAAATGAGCCATTTCTAGCGTAGAAATACCACGATTAGAACTGTCTTTACTTAATTTTATTGCGTCTTGTCTTGATAAAACACCTAAAGCACATAGTGTATTAGGACCACAATCTACATTACTTACTCCTAATGGAGTAAAATTATTATATATTTCTTGTGTTATAGGAGATTGAAATAAAATTTCACAGTAATCTGATGTTAATTTATTATCATAATAATTATATAATTCTCGTCCGTAATTATTGTTGAAATTTATAGTGTTTATAAAAGCCATATATATTTATATAATATTATAGGATATAAATATATTAATTGATGTAAGATGGAATTTTATCAATATTAACAATTTTGGTTTTTTTACCTATTTTTTTCTTACTGGTATGGTATCTATTAAATATTGAGTTTTTTATAACTTCTTTTGGATCATGATTATGAACATTACGCGAAATCATTTTATATAATTTAAAATCTGGATATCTTTCACTACCATTATTTTTATATAAAACATTTTTACCTTTATCATCATAACACCATTCTACAGCCATTTTTTCAACAGGTGTTAAATCATTTCGATCCATTTCTGTAATATCTTCAACAAAAAAATCAAACATAGATGTTCCTAATCTACATAAATCAAAACTATCATTAGGTTTAATTTCAGGTTTTTCTTTATTGTAATAACAATCATAATTGTATTGACCGGCAGCATCACCTTTTGGGTGAAAACTATCACTCATCATTGTTTTACCTTTATATTTATAAATAGAACGCCCAAAATCTATAATTTTGTATATTCGTCCGTACGTTGGAACTTTATAGTATTTTGAATTGTATTGATAGTAAATAAATTTTTTATCAGTATTTTTATACATTATATTATTTGTATGTAAATCGTTGTGTGTAAAATTAAATGCTTTTTGATAAGTAATAAGAGTAATAATTACTTGAAAAAAACAAGATATCCAATGTTTGTCTTCTAATTCATCTTCTTCTTCTAATTCTAATAATTCATCCAAAGTATTATCCATTAACTCCATTGAGATTAATTGTACTGGAAATTCTTTTAGTTTTGCTTTTGCTTTTATATCACTACTAGAAATAGAACTTTCACTATCTTCTTCGCTACTTTCTTCTTGAGATGATTCTTCCATATATTCAGAATTTAAAGAAACATCATCGTCGTCTTTTTCACTATCATTACTTAATGTTGTTTTGGACGAGCGCGATGAGCAACTACTAGAAGATGATGAACTATTTGATTGTTCTTCAGTATTGTTTTTTGAGATATCGATTTCATAAACAATGTTATTTTTCAAATTAAATTCTTTTAGATTTTCTTCTGTCAATGGTTTTATTTCTTTTGTAAATAAATCATCATATTTCAACTCTTCTGTATTATCTAATTTTAGTTTAACATCATCACATAATTCTATTTTTTCTTTATAATTTCTTGTACTTTCTGAAAATAAATTAATATTGCTACTTTTTGAAATATTATATTTTACATCTTTATTTTTATGGAAATATGTGCTATCATTTAAAAAATCCAAATCATCAATGATATTTAATTCATAATTATTTTTTATTCCTATAAATGAACCATAAAAATCTAAACCGTGTATAAAACCATGATTATGAAGTAGTTGACTAGATAAATAAGAAAAAAAACTATCTACATAAGCAGAGTTATTAACACGTGTCATTTTTTCCATACATTTATTATCGTGTAATTGTGGTAATAAAAAACATTCTTCATCTGTTATATTTTTATATTTTCCTGTCATGTATTTAAGTGGGTCAATTAAAGGAGAAAATTTAAAAAAAGATTTGCGTGTTACTTTTTGGTCATCATTAAATCTAAGTTTACATTTATAAATATTTTCATTTTCTTTACTTACAATAGTATCTAAACTATATTTGTGGTTTAAGTTGATATTATTATAATTTTGGTTATTTATATTGAAAAAATTTTTGTATATTGGAATATAATTTTGATTTTTAGTAAAATCAACAATTTCTTCTAAAGATTTAAACAAATTTTTGTTGTTGTTTTTTTGATAAAATATAGAAACCATTTGTTTGAGTAATTAAAATAAAATTTCTTTAATATTTTAACTTATTTTTTGCGTTGAATAACTATTGACAAAATATATTAATTATTTATAATGAACCTTGAGTTAAAAAAGTTTGATATGAAAAAAATTACGTTTGATCCAAACACTTCATCTGGTCCTGTAATAGTTTTAATTGGTAGGCGTGATACAGGTAAAAGTTTTTTAGTTAGAGATTTGTTGTATTATCACCAGGATATTCCAATTGGAACAGTTATATCGGGAACAGAAGCAGGTAATGGATTTTATGGTGGTATGGTTCCCAAATTATTTATTCATGATGAATATAATACGGCTATTTTAGAGAATATTATGAAAAGACAAAAAATGGTTATTAAGCAAATAAAAAAAGAAAAAGAAGCATATGGTAGAACAAATATTGACCCTAGAGCATTTGTTATTTTAGATGACTGTTTATATGATAATAGTTGGGCTAGAGAAAAATTAATGAGAATGATGTTTATGAATGGTAGGCATTGGAAATTAATGCTTGTTATTACTATGCAGTATCCTTTGGGTGTCCCACCTAATTTAAGAACAAATATAGATTTTACTTTTATTTTAAGAGAACCGTATATTGCTAATCGTAAAAGAATTTTTGAAAATTATGCTGGTATGTTTCCAACATTTGAATCTTTTTGTCAAGTAATGGACCAATGTACTGAAAATTATGAATGTTTAGTTGTATCAAATAATGTAAAATCAAATAGATTAGAAGACCAAATATTTTGGTATAAAGCATCGAGCCATGGTAGTTTTAAATTAGGAGCAAAAGAATTTTGGGATATATCAAAAGATATGACGTCAGATGATGATGAAGACCAATTCGATACAACACAAGGTCGTAAAGGACCTAAGATTAATGTTAAGAAATCTAAATGGTAATTTGAAATAGTAGTTATATAATTATTAATATGGTTTAATAATTATATTTTTATCAAATTATTTACATCATTCGTGGGAAACCAACCAAATTGGCACCTATACCGAAACCAGCACCAGATCTTGCTGAAACAGCCATGGATGGAACATATGTATCCAATATGGAGAAGGTAGCAGCAGCGGTTAGAGCAATAAGAGCAATTTCTTCAAAATTTAAAGATTTTTTTGGAATAGCATAAGCAGCAATAGCAACCATAAGACCTTCTACTAAATATTTGATGGCTCTTCTAGCCAATTCACTAGGATCAATCATTTCGCCCAATTTATCGAACATTTATAATTAATAATTAGAAAAAAATATATATTAGAAAATAAATTACTTAAAATAAAAGCAATAAATAAATTTATAATGAGCAAATACGAGCACCAGAAAAAAGAAGATGGTACTGTAAATCCTAAATACATTGATCTTTTGGATGAAGACAAACCTGTAAGTGGACAAAAGTTTGTTTGTGTATCATTTATTAGTCCTGAAAATATATTAAAGCAAAAAAATCATTTTTTATTTCAAGAGTTCCTAAAATATTTTGATTTTACTAAATCTATGAGTAAGTTTACACAGTTTATGAATTTTTTATCTTACAAATATAATTTGGATTTTGATAAAATGAATAAAGATTTTCAAGATTTTATGACAAGTGAAAAAGATAATCTAGTAAATACTTCAGTTGAAGATGAATATAAAAATTTTCTAGACGCGAATGAAGAAAATTTATTGAAAGAATTCAACAATATTTATAATTTTCAAACCAGCACTCGTGGATTAAAAGTACGTGGTAGTTATCCAACACAAGAAGAAGCAGAATTAAGATGTAGAATGCTTCGTGAAGTAGATCCTAATCATAATGTATATGTTGGACCGGTTGGTATGTGGATGCCATGGGAACCAGAAGCATATAAGACAGGTAGAGTTGAATATTTGGAAGATGAATTAAATCAATTGATGCATAATAAAAACGAAAATGAAAGAGTTGCTAAACAAGAGTTTGAAAAAAGAATTAAAGAAACTCGAAGAAAAGCAATTGAAGAAAATATTAAAAAGGCAAAAGAAACTGGAAATAAATTAACTCAGAACATTACTGAAGATGGTCAATTGGTTGGTGTAAAAAATACTAGTAGTACAATAGAATCATCATTGGGTGAATCTAATGAACCAGTAACATCGGCTGATATTCGTAAAGAATTGTTTGAAGGTGAAAATATATTAACACGTGAAGATAAAGATAAACCTAGACGTTTTGTAAATGAAAATGAAAAAGTAAGTGATGATAAGAATAATGATGATGATGGTGAGTCTAAAGCTTAAAAAAATTGAATATAAATTTATTATTCATTATAAACATATATATAATGAATAATCAAGAGATACCAACACACGATGGATGGAATCATAGATGGGGTTGCCCACCAATAACAATACCAAAAATTAAAAAACATAATACGATAAATAATTGTACGTGTTGTGATAATTATTTAAGAGTAAAAATACACAATGGAACAATTGAAGAATATGGTAATTACACTACAAAATATGGTGGTAAATTTTGCTCTTCAAGTTGTGCTATAACATACATTGAAAAAATTGAAATGAATAATAAAGAAAAAATATTAGTAAATAATAAAAATGACGACGAAAATACAACAAATGAAACTAAACAATGATGAAGTGAAAGAAAATAAACCAAAAAAAGAAAAAAAAAAGAAAACTAAAAAAAAAGTTCCAAGGTGTTCTCATCCAGATTGTAGAACAAAACTAAGACTTACAGATATGCCTTGTAAATGTAAACTTATATTTTGTGGTATTCATAAACCATTTTATAAACATAATTGTAGTTATGAAGTAAAACCGATAACAAAAATAAATGGTATTGGTGGTGGTAATTTTCAAAAATTAGAGGTCATTTAATTGTTTTGGATAAAACCTTGAAAAAATTTCTGGCGATGATAAAATTTTTTCATGATAATAATAAACATCTTTTTCATCATTATTATCAGTATAATAAACATAAACAGGAGCAACAGGTTTTTCTATAGAAAACATAAAACTTACTAAAAATCTTAACCATCGACCGTTTAATAATATTAAACTTTTACTTAAAAATTGCGGGTCGTTTTTTTTTATTTTTTTTATAAAAAAAGTCATTTTAATTGCGTATTTTATAGATATCATTCCAAATTTTCTTGCATCAAATAGTAAAGTAAAATTTTGATTATGTAAGTATAAATTATTCCATGTATGTAAGAACACGTTGAAGTCTTCATCGCTTTCTATATTTCCATTTAAAGTAACTTTAACTAAAGGCCATTTTGTTCTATCATATTTAAAAAAAGGCATATATTAATTATATTTAATAAATTAATATATTTAACGTAATTAAATAGTAGGAACGAATTCCCATTGTAACTCTTTACATATTTTCTTCCATATTTCATCTTGTTCTATTCTTTTAACAGGATCTTTTAACATTGGAAAAAAAGGCAAAAATGTTCTTTCATCTAGTAACTCACACATTTTGTAAAGTACATAATAATAATTTAAAAAATTAACACGATCATCCGGACAATGTTTAGCATAAGGTTTTTGTATTTCCATAAACAAATTACATAATGTATCTTCTAATTCTGGTGACATAATAGGAGGACGAATACCCAATTTGTCTTTAATAAATGGAATATGTTCATAATATTTATTATATCCTAATTTTTTTAATATATCTTTAGCCTTTTTATTTGTCATATGTTTTAAAGTGATTCTTTCTTTTTTTATTTGGTTTTTAATATTTTCAATAACTTCATCGGGTATTTGTGTAGTTTCTTTTGCTTGAAATTGTGCCAATATTTCACGAAAATGATTAATTCTTTTATAAGCATAAAAACAAACTTCTTTAGGTGGTTCTTTATAACTAGGTTTTTCATTTTCAATTAAAACGGAAATTTGTTTTCCACATTTTTTACAAAGAAGAACACCATCATGTTCTACAGCAACTAATTCTCCACCACATTTTTCACAAACATCATATGTTGTTATAAAGTTGTTTATATTTAAAAAAGATTCATCTACATTGATAAGATATTGTTGAACATCATTTATTTCTTCATTTTCTTTTTGTTTTTTGTTTTTACTAAAAAATTCATTTAAAACTGTTTTTTTAACATTTTCTCCCTGTGATACCAACTTCTTTTTTTCGAAATAATCAAAAATATATTTAGAATTATTTAAGAGATAATTTTTTTGTTTATTTTTATGTTTATTAATTTCATCTTTTATTTTTAGTAGTTTATCTTTAATTTCCAATTGTTGTTCTATTTTTAAATATGGTTCTTTTAATTTATTTTTTAATTCACGTTTTTCATTTTTTAATTTTGGTAAAATGTTATTTTTTATATTATCGAATTCTTTCATTTTTTCATTATGTTTACCATCTAAAGTAATATTTGAATTGGTTTTTACATTGATTCTTTTATTAGCTTTAGGTTTAAAACTAGGCATTTATATATTTATTGTTAATTAGTTTTAAATATAAATTACGTGTAAAAAGTAATTTAACTTTCTATATAAATTTTAAATGGAAAAACCAAATATTACAATAAAAAAAATGAAATTTATTTACAATGCTTTAGAAAATGGTTGGTCAGTAAAAAAAAAAAAGGATTTATATATTTTTTCAAAAAACCATGAAGGTAAAAAAGAGGTTTTTTTAGATGAATATTTGAAACGATTTATGGTAACAAATATGGATTTTAATAATACATTTATAAAATAAGTATAAATAAATTAATTAATTGGTTAATTTATTTATTTTTTGAAATTTTTTTTTCTTTAGCAATATTATAACTATGGGTGGAGGACTCATGCAGCTCGTTGCTTATGGCGCACAAGACGTTTACTTAACTGGTAACCCTCAGATCACTTTCTGGAAGGTTACTTACCGCAGACACACTAACTTTGCTATGGAATCTATTGAACAAACTTTCAACGGTCAAGCCGACTTTGGACGTCGTGTCCAATGTACTGTTTCCCGTAATGGTGACTTGTGCTACCGCACTTACCTACAAGTAACCATGCCAGAAATTAACCAAGATATGGCCCCTTATGCTCGTTGGTTGGATAATCCAGGTGAGCATCTTATCTCTATGGTAGAAGTAGAAATCGGTGGTCAAAGAATCGACCGTCAATACGGTGACTGGATGCACATCTGGAACCAATTGACTCTTACTTCTGAACAAGAACGTGGTTACAACAAAATGGTCGGTAATACAACTCAGTTGACTTACTTGACTGACCCTAACTACGCTAACATTGCTACTGCCTGTTCATCTGCTGATGTTCCAGACGCAGTATGCGCACCAAGAAAAGCACTTCCAGAAACTACTCTTTACGTTCCATTGCAATTCTGGTTCTGCCGTAACCCCGGCCTTGCTCTTCCATTGATTGCTCTTCAATACCACGAAGTCAAAATCAACTTGGAATTGCGCCCTTCGGACGAATGTTTGTTTGCCGTAACCACTCTTGAAGGTGGTGCTAATGGTAACGCAACTTCCGGAAGTGTAAAAGCAACTGATGCTTATGCTCAATCTCTTGTTGCTGCTTCCCTATACGTTGACTACGTTTTCCTTGATACCGATGAACGTAGACGTATGGCACAAAACCCACATGAATATTTGATTGAACAATTGCAATTCACTGGTGATGAATCTGTAGGTTCCTCTTCCAACAAAATCAAATTGAACTTCAATCATCCATGTAAAGAATTGGTATTCGTAGTTCAACCAGACAAAAATGTTGACTACTGTGCTTCCCTAGAAGCCAACACTGTTCTTAACAAAGCATTGGGTGCTCAGCCACATAACTACACTGATGCTATTGATGCTCTACCAAACTCATTGGCAGCATTCTCCAGTTCTGCTGCTAGCAGAACTACCTCTGGTAACGATGTTATCACCGCATCTGGTTTGTTCCAAGATCCAGCAGCCAACAATGTTGCTGCCGGAACTGCTGTAGAAGCCAGTTTGGCTGGTGCTATGACTGACGGTGCTGCTCAAGGTAACACACACGCTGATAGTGGTGTTTCTGATGCTGGAGCATTCGTTCTAGCAGAAACTGCTCTAGGCCTACACTGTTGGGGACAAAATCCAGTAGTAACCTGCAAACTTCAATTGAACGGTCAAGACCGATTCAGTGAACGTGAAGGTTCCTACTTCGATGTTGTTCAGCCATTCCAATGCCACACACGTAACCCAGACTCTGGTATTAACGTTTACTCGTTCGCTCTTCGCCCAGAAGAACACCAGCCATCTGGAACCTGTAACTTCAGTAGAATCGATAACGCAACTCTTCAATTGGTTCTTTCCTCTGCTGCTATTGGTGGAGACAGCACCGCAAAAGTCCGTGTATACGCAACTAACTACAATGTATTGCGTGTAATGAGCGGTATGGGTGGTCTTGCATACAGTAACTAAGTTTTTTATCTTAGTATTGAGATTTTTATAGTATAATATTTAATCCATGTTAAATATTATTTAATTTTAGGATAATTTCTATGTATATATTATAATGGATAATCAAACCATGAGCGAACATGATAAACTTAGAAAAATAAGAACAGAATGTAAAACAAAATGTACAAGTCCAGAAGCAGTGAAGAAAGCACAGGATTTTGCTAATGCAATGGGAGATGAATTTAATAAAGATACTTTTGCTGAACCATGTGAAAAAGCCTGTGATGAAGCCACAGTCATAGAAGGAGGAAAAAGACGCCGCCGCCGTAGAAAATCCCGTAGTAAATCTCGCAAATCTCGTAGAAAATCCCGTAAAACCAAACGTAAACGTAGAAAGTCACGTAAAACCAAAAAACGCCGAAGACGCCGACGTTAATTTAAATTATACTCGTTTGTTTTTTATGTTTATTTCATAAGTAAATATAAATGGCAGATATTTCAAATAATAAATTAAGTGATATTTCATACAAATACATGCCAGTTTCTGTATTTGATGTTGCAAAAATGGGGAAAAAAGGTATCAGAGGAAAAAGAAACTGGAGTTCAAAAGATAAAAAATCTATACCATCTAGTCGGGCTACTTATAGTCCATTTCCACCAGATGTAGCCGAATGGTGTGCTCAATATTTTTTAAGAGACAAACAAAATATTTTTGATCCATTTGCTGGTTGGGGAGAAAGACATAAAGCCATTAAAGATGCCAGTAAAAATTATATTGGTTATGATATATCAGAAAAAGCCATTGCAAACGCAAAAGAAAAATTTGGAGTAGATAATATTTTAGCAAATTCTATGACGGCTGAAATACCAGAACACGATGGATTATTAACTTGTCCTCCATATTGGAACCTGGAGAAGTATCATAGTAAAGAAGGTTTGGATAGAATTAAAGAATGGGAAGATTTTTTAGTAGAATATGAGAAACTATGGAAACATGTTAGTGAAAAGGCTGTGCCAGGTGCAAGATATTGTATAATGGTCGGTGATTGGCGCAAAAAAAACATTTTCTATGATTTTGGCTATCAGACCGAAAAAGTAATGGAAAAATGTGGGTTTAAACCTTTTGATAAAGTTATATTATCTCATAAAAAAGTATCTCCTATTAAATTAATGCTTCCACAGGCAAAGAGGTTTGGTTATACACCAAAAGTTCATCAATATTTATATATTTATGAAAAATGTTAGATTTTATTATGTTAACAAATATTAATGTATTTATTAACATCTTTTATCTCAGGTTCAGGTATAAAATTTATAGATGATTTAATTGATATGTTTTCTTTTTCACATTTAACAAATCATATTATTATTTCTGTAATTCTGCTAATATTAAATTGTGTTTATTTATACAATCATTATATTGTTTCTATTATTGTATTTGCTTATATTTTTTTATTTATATTTGTAAATGATAGTATAGATCATAGTATTTATTTATGGGCATTTGCTTATTTTATAATGGTATTTTTATTTCATTTATATAATGGTAAATATAATTGGATATTAGAATTAGATATAAAAAATGTTTTATTTATTTCTACTATATTATTTGTTTTATGTTTTGCTCAAAAAATAGAAGATGGTAAATTTAAAGAAGAAGTTAGTGATAAAAAAATTGTATTTAGAATTTTATTGTCATTAATTTTATTAGGTTATTTTTTCATAAAAGATAAACTATATTTTACATTTATTCATAAAGAAATGATAAACACATTTGATAATGCTTTTATTGCTACATTTGGTTATACCATTATTAGTGTATTTAATATGTTATTAAAAAAATATGAAATAACAACTTAAATATAATACAAATATATTTTTTATATGAAATTATATTTTCTACGACATGAACTTAGACCTTTAAATGATAGTACATTTCTAACCGAATTATTTGATATTGGGAAAGAAAATAGTGAAAAAAAATTAAAACCACTATTAGATACATTAAATATTGATAAAATTTATTGTTCACCATTTATCAGAGTATTACAAACCATACAACCATTTGCAAAAACACATAATATTCAACCAAGTTGTGATTATTGTTTGGCAGAAACAGTAACTGAAACAAATTTTATAGAAAAACCAGATATGACATTAACAGAAGAACAATCAAAAGAATTTAATGTAAACAAATATCACGAAACTTTATTTGATAAAAAAAAATTAGTATATCCTGAAAGTGATAATCAAATAGAAGAACGTGTGAAAATTTTTTGTAAATATCTTGAAGAAAGATATGGACCTAGTAATGTAACCATATTAGTAGCATCTCATATGGATATTGTAAATTTATGTTTGGCATATTTTTCAAAAAAAGAGATAAATAGACATACATATTATGAAATGGGTAAACTAAGTACAGTGGAAAATGATAAAATAGTTTTTTTAAACGAAGGTTCAGAATTAGACCATCAAGTATAAATTATATTCTGTATAAAATATATATATGCCAACAAGAAAAAGACTATCCCCGGTAAAAGAAAAAACAACAGAAGGTAAAGCATTTAAACGAAAATACACAATAAAAGTCACTAAGACAAATCCAATAAAATTATTAAAAAAATTACGTCCATTATTAACTGCTAGTTCTTATGATAGACGCACACATTTAGCACCCAAAAATGATGGTCATGGAAATAGGGTAAAATTACCATTAGGTAGAAAATCGCGTAAGAAACGTAGAAAAAAGAGAAAGCGAAATAAAACGATACGTAAACGTAGAAAAAAATAAACAAATGTAATAATTATATTATTATATTTATTTAGAAGTCTGGTTTAGCAGTGAAAACTTGTGTAACACTATTTGTATTTGTTATAGGTGATAACTGTACTAAAATAAAATGACCAGTCAATACACTTAAATAAACAAGTAGTGTATCACGTGCCAATATTTTAAGTGGTTTGTTTTGTTTTTCAATAACACGCATTTCTAAAAATTTCATTAGTAAATAAATAATAGCAACACACAAGGCAGTTATAAAAATAGACATTTCCATTATATAATATGCAACTCCTTGATAATTTTATATTTTCCGCAATTAGGTTAATAATTCAATATCATCAAGTGCTAAATCTTCTTTTTTATCTAGATTTTTATCTAAAGTTAAAATATCACTGTCCAAATTAACACTTTCACCTATAACTAATCTATCTTCATCTTCATCATCATATTCTTCTTCTTCTATTTTTCTTCGCTCATGATTTTCTTTTGCGATTTTGTCTAAACGTTCAATATCTTTTGGAGCATTAATAACACTTTCTTTATTTGTACCCATATCTAAAACAACATCGTTGTCATTAAAAGATAATCTTTTATTTTCTATTTCTTCAGAAACTTCTTCATAAACTGTTTCTTGTAAAGGTTTTGTCTCTACAAGATTGGAATCATTCTCAGTTTCGACATTAATGATTGGATCTGTTATTTTATCTTCCTGTGATGTTGGGGTAGTTTCTTCTACTTTTTCTACTTCTGTATTTTTTTCTATTACTACTTTTGTATTATCTTCTTCTTCTTGTTCTTCTTCTTTTTTTGGTTCTTCCTCAACTTCTTTTTCTACAACTTCTTCAATTACTTCTTCCTCAATTGTTTCATCAATATAAGATCTTAATATTGATTCAATAGGCATATTTTCTCTAATTACTTCTAGAATACTTTCTCTAGTTAAAATTTCTACTTCGCGCATATTTTTTTGGTATAAAAGAGGTTGAATATTTTTCTCAAATAAATAAACATTGCTATAAATTTTTCTGGCTAAAGTAATATATACTTTATGAACAAATTGAGGCAACTTTGGTATATCTAAATCTATTTTTTTTTGTTTTTGTGACACCCTCACACTTGTTAAAATTTTTAATTGTGTAATGTGTACACATGTTAAAATATCTTCTAAATATTTACATTTTGTTAGATTAACAATTCTTTGAGTTTCTTTGTCAATAATAGTATCATTCCATTTTGGTACTCTGGATAATAAATTTTGAAATGTCATAAGATATTTGTTGTCTTCTTCATTATTTACACATAAGTTCCATGCTTCATCAAAAATTGATTTAATACCTTCAATTAATTGTGGTGTTAAAATAGTCATTAATCTCGAAGACCATTCGCGTTGTGCTTCAGAAACAATAGTATGATCATAGTCGTCCATTTATAAATTTAATATATTTTCTAAATCTTCTTTCGGACGCATAAATAAATAATTTAAAATATTTAAAATAATGATTTTTTCATTACGATATTCTTTTCTAATTTTATCAACATAAATTAAAAATTTATATTTGTTTTTTTCTGAAATAATATTCGTTGAATTTTCAACTAATTCAATGATGTCTAAACAACTATATCCTTTTTCATATATTTTATCCACTAATTCATCACAATGTTTCAATGTTTTATATTTTTTATTATCAAATATTTGTTTTTTTAACCATAATGTTCTTTTTTTTATATAATTGGTTTGTTTGATATTATTTTTGAAATGTTTATGCAAACTAATTTTTTCACCATTAATGTTTGGCAATGGTATAAAAATATTACAAAATCTAGATAATATAGGTTTTAACAATGTAGTCTCATCTTCTACAATAATAAAGAAACGTGTATTATGACTAAATTTTTCAATACATCTTCTTAAAGCTGATTGAGCATCTGTAGTTAATTTTTCACAATTAAAAAGAATGATGCTTTTAAATTTATAACCATTTTTATTATTTATATTTGTTTTTGCAAAAAATTTCAATTCATCACGTATAAATCGTATTCCTTTTGAATGGGCACAATTTACATACATAATATATTGATTAAGTATATCATTTGTATTGTTGTAAATTTTATTTATTAGGTAATTTAAAACGTGTCTTTTACCGCTACCTGAAGGACCATGAAAAATAATATGTGGTATTTTTTCATTTTCTACAAAAAAATCTAGTTTGTTTTTTATATTTTCATGAATATTTATGTTCATTAATTATTTATAATAATTTCTTTTTAATTATAAATAATCATTATTAATTTAAGCGTAACTTTGTAAAGATTGAGTGTAAGGATTATTATTAAAAGCACTTAGTAATTCTCCTTTATTTCTTTCATTCATTGGATTTCTTTCTCTTAAATTTCTGTTAGACATTTCACCATAATTAGCAGCACTCATTGCGTTTTTTGGCATATCAACACCCATAAATCCTTCATTAATGGCACCATGATTTTTGATATGTACATTAACTTCATTATTAAATAAATTACTATTACCCATATTAATTCTATCAACTTTTGATAATACTTCTTTATTTGGATTTAATCTGGCATTATATTCAGCACCATATAAACGAGCATTGCTAGTTTCTGAACTTCCAGCAGCATACCATTCATAATTAGTTGAATCACGTTGATTGTGTACATTATCTGTTGGTGCGTTCATATAACCATCACTTCTATTTGAACCACCCATAGGAATGTATCTATTATCAATAGTTTGTTCTTTAATTGTTGTTTTTGGTCTATCAGATGGATTAAATGTTCTAGATTGTCCTGGTCCAGCAACATAACCAGCAGGGTTCATATTTCCAATAATGTTATCTTTTCTTGATGGTCTCAATGAATCTAAAATAGGTGTAATAACAGCATTAACACCAGCACTTACAGCCCCTAAGAATGTATCATCTTTATTTGTGGTTCTATTATTTGGAAGTGCTGAATAACTATTTTTACCATAATTATCAGCCGCAGCAGACCATTTATTAGTTAGTGAAGCATTACCCATTTGAGTATTTTCTCGTGATGTTTTATTTGGATTTTTATAATTTCTTTGAACATAACTACCTTCACCACCTCCACTACCAAAGTATTCACGTGTTGTATCAACACGATTTTCTTCTCGTAAAATATGTTCTTCTCTATCACGATTACCTTTATGAGCACCTGTAGTAGTAAACCATCTTTCAGGTCCATGAATGGAAAAAGTATCTGGTCTATTTTTTTCCATTTTACCCATAATACCTCTATGTTGAACATCAGATTTTGCTCCTAAAACAACACCACCATAACTATTTTTAGGATTTGATTCAACACGTAATTCATCAACAGTTTTAGGTTGATACAATTCTCTGGCTTCCATTCCACTGTTAAAACCTCCAGAACCGTGTACACCATTTTTTTTTCCTAAACCAGGTCCAACTTTAATTTCTTCCCATGGTTTATTATTTGTTTGAATACCAGAAACATTCATCTTCATACGATCTTGATAAAATTGTGAATAATTAGGTGTTCCGTTAGCCCAATTCATTTGTTTTTCAGGTTTGAAAAGTGGCGCCTGTTCTCTTTTCGCTTGAAATTGTGTACCAGAGCCAGAATAACTATCTAAAACACTTTCATTATTATTAAGGCCTCCTGTACGTTGTGTTACTTTAGACCCAAAAAAAGGAACCATATTATTATGCTTTAATTCTTGTTTGGTAATTTTATTACCAGTTAAAGAAGTAAATTGTTTTGAATTTTCAGGAATGGATTTATCTTCAAGAGATTTTTCATAACTTTCTTTTTGAAAATATTTATCTGAAACAGCAGTTTCGCTAGGATATCTACAAACATTATTTTGTAAATCTGTGTTTGTTTCTTTTGGATAATTAGCAGGTCGTTGTTGAACATTTGGCAAACGTTCGTTACTTATATTATCATAATTTTCTTGATTAGGTTGTGGAGTTTCTTCTTTATTGTTAGACATTATATACATAACACCTAAAGCTAGCACTGGTATAGCAACTTCCATTTTATATATTATAAATAAATAATATATTTTATTAAATTACACAAAATATATTAATTTAGATATGGGCTCTGTGGAACATCTGGAACAAAATTATCTCTTTCCAATAATCTAGTATTTAAATTGTTCTCGAAATGTTTACATACATTTTCTTGTGGATTTAAAAATAAAGGATATCTATGATTTTGTTCTAAATCTAAATATTGCCATGCTGGATGCGTGACACGTGACTGATATCGTAATGTTTTTTCATATACTGGATAAGAAACACGATATGATTTTTTTTTTGGTTTGTCACCACGTACTTGTTCACCGGATTTTTTCAAAACTTTATGTAAACCTATCAAATCACTATCAATATCAATTGGGTGACCATTTGGTACATCTCTTAAATTAGCACCCCATCGCTGCATTCGCATTTGTGGGTCATTTATCATTGGTAATTTAACACCATTTCCAGGAACATTTAATATATATCTACCTGGTCCAGTAGATTGTTGTAGATTTTTTTTAGTTCTTGCATCATCGTAATTAAATCTAGTAAAAGACATCTATTATATTAATATAAATATTTTTTTTTATATTAATATTTTTTTCTTAAATCCGTAGCACTATAACATTTCCTTAGTTCAACTAAAGCCTCTTTTTTATATGTTTCACATAAAACTTTTGTTAATAAAGGATTAACAGGATTAGGTTTTAACAATTCATCTAATAACATTAACGAATCAGTATTATGCGGATTTAAAATAATTGATTTATGTAATTCTATAGAGCAATTTTTTATCCAATTTACATTTGGTTGTGTGTTTTTTAATTTAATAGCCTCATTATAGTGACTATTTGCTTGACGATGTTTCAAATATAATTTATAATCGCAATATTGTTCTTTTGATGTCATTAATATATAATAATATTATCTTCTAAATATAGTAGGTCTTTGTTCATTTTCCATTATTAATGGTTCTGGAATAAATTTCGCATGTTTTTCAAAAAAGGTTACATCATTAAGTTTATTTAATGATGGTTTTATTTGTGAATTTGCTTTATGTAAGTTAGTAGAACCAATACCATATAAAGAACTTTCAATATCGGATGCGTTGTTTGATAAAACATTATTATAATATCCACCAATCATTCTAGGCATATTTATACCAAAGGCAGGATGTTCACTATTATAAGGTATACTCTGTTGTCTGTATGTTTTATGATGTTTTTGATGAGTGATAGCAGTTTGTTCTTTTTTATATTCACCAGGACAATTTTTTAAATGTGTAGATGCCATTATACTTAATATTATACTAGAAAAAATTATCTGTTGTTTTCGCCTTATTTATAAATGTTTCATATGTCTTATCACTAATATAGTCATTTTCATAATATTCTTTTATAAATAAATGCAACAAATCAAATGTATCATAACTAAATAACAATGAAAACATGTCTTTATCTTTTAATTCAAATGGAAAAATTTTATTTCTTTTTTTAATTTCATCAAATAATTTTTTCATATTATTATCATTACATATATCGTCATATATTTGATCCATTTTTTTTATAATTTTTTTTTCATCATATTTTTCAATATAAAACGCTTTTAAAAATTGCTTTTGATAAATAACATTATGTTCATTTTTATATTTTTCATCTTTATAATCGATATTTAATGATGTATTATACAACATTAAATAAAAATATCAGTTATTTTTTAAGTATTTATTGTTTGTTTAAATAATCTTTGTCTCTACTTAAATCTCTAGATGGAATACCTCCACGAATCCAACCATTTGAAGCAACATCTTCAATTAAATTGTGAGGATTCTGGATACTTTCTTTTAAACTAGGAACTAAATCAACTAAATGATTATTATGAGAAACTTCTGTAAGTTGTTTACAATCTTTTTTACAACCAGAATATCCAGATTGTAATAATTTAGTTTCAAGATCGGGATTATGCGGACCTTTTCCTAAATATGGAACAGTTAAATAGTCTCTTTGTTGTAAAGAGATTCTACATTTTGGGCGATTTTGAATTGTAGATATTTTTAAGTCGCTGTCTGCACCAACATTACAACCACCAGCACCAACGTTACTGTCAATACCACCTTTATAATTAATGTTTGGTTGTTGTGTTGCAAATGAGATAGGTTGTTTCATTCCACACTGGTGACTAAAATAATTTTGTGTTGTGTAAGTTCCAAAATGAGAATTTTGGATATCTTTTTCTGATTGTCCACATTTATCATCGCCGATACGTGATAATTTATCAAAAATATAATCGTGTGCTGTTGTCATTATATATTTATTATGAAGATAATAAATATATGAAAAAAATAAATTATTCAGCAACAGTTTTATATTTATTCCTACAATAACCTGTATCGCCATAGCAAAATTCAGCAAATTTTTCTTGACTGTTAGGTATACTAGTGTTTGGCATAGAATAAAAATTTCTCATTGAGCCTTCAAAACTTAAATTATCTCCTAAATCTGAAAATAATTTGCGATTTAATGCGGCATCATTTATTTCTTTTTCTACAATAGAATTAAATGCTGGTGCTGCTGGTTTTCTTTTTGGATTATCTTTTATATCAGTTAACATAACATTCATTAATGGATTTTCTTTTGTTGGAGTTGTATAATTGTTTTTCACTGTTTTATAATATTCTGGATTGTTAAAACCTTCTAAATGAATTTGTTTTTTTAAATTTTTTATACCGATTATTTGTTGATTTTTATATAAAATACATATAACTACTAAAGTTACTACACAAGACATGATAATTTTTCCAGAATCAAAAACCAGATAACTAATAGCGGATAATAACAAAACTAATCTACTTAATGCATTTAATCTTCTTGCTAATGGATAATCGCCATAAGGCCATATTTCTTTAATGCTTTTTGGATCAAATAATATTGTAATATCGTCTAACCAAAATTTATCACTCATTAATATATATATATTTAATTATTTTTTATTGTTAATTTGTATTTTTTTTAAATAAGTTATTAAAAAAGTCTCCTTCTAGTTTCATTATTTTGAGATTATTTAATAAACATTTTTTATTGGTAATTTTATTTTTTAAATTTTCTATTTCATCTTCAGTTATTTCATTACCACATTTGTAAATAAAAGAAATATGCGCATCTTTTGGAAACCATGTAGGTGTTTCACCTACACATTCTACATTATAATATAAACAAGAATATTCGGGAACATATTCTATGATAGGTTCACCAATTAAAGTAACTTCAATTGGTTCTATATTTTTTAATTCTTTTAATTTTTTTTCAGCATCTGGTTTTTCCAAATTCTTATGTATTGTTAAATGTGGAACAAATCCATTTGTATAATTATGAAATTCACTATTTTCTTCAGGTATATAATGAATACAATGATTAAAATAATTCATTATAATTAGACTTGTGATTTTTTTTCTTCATTTTCTACCATTTTCTTTTTCTTTTTTCTTTTCTTTTTCTTTTTTTTCTTTTTTTTTGTTTCTACAACTTCTTCTGGTTGTCTAACCATATCTTCTTTTCTTATACGCGGTGTTTTCAATCCTTTTTCTTGTTGTCTTTTTGCTAATTTTGCTTTCATTCTTTCTCTAGTAGATGCCATACGCATATTTCTATTCATATGGCTCTGAAAAGCATTCATGTTAATTTTAGAATTTTTACCTAATGGTAATCCCATATCTCCAAACATTTTTTTCATATTTTTCATACCTGGCATAGATTTCATCTTAGCCATTAATTCTGTTGCTTCTTTCATTAGTTCACTTTCTTTTAAATCACCTGACTTAAGTTTTTCATCTATTTTACTACCTACTTTTTTCATCATATTCATTAGTTTACCTGGATTTTTAAAGAGTTTATTAAAGACATCACCCATAGATGATTCATCTTCTAAATCTACCTGTAATTCTTTCGCGGTTTCTTCAGCAATTTCATGCGCTAGTCTACCTATTTTACCATCTAATAATCCAGAAATATGATCGTGTAATTTTTCTGCGTCTGGTAAATCGTCCATATTAATGTTACTCATATCTACATTACTCATATCTACATTACTCATGTCAAAAATATCATTCATTTCACCTAATGTTTCTTCTATCTTTTTTTTAAATTCGTCTTCATCGATTGCTTCAAATAATTTGGCTGCATCGCCAAAACTTTTACCATCTTTTTGCTCATTAACAATACTAAATAAAGTCATTTGTAAATATTTCCAAATGATTTCACGAGTTTTTTCACTTATATCTTGTTGCCATAAATATTTAAAATCAATATTGGGAAGAAAAAATACATTTTTAGATAAATCGGTAAAAATATCTACATTTTGATAAAGAATATCAAAAAAACGTTCTGGATAAACACTACAACAATATTCATATAATTCATCTACATTTTCACAACAATTATTGTTATTTAAATGTTCTAAAAGTGTAAAGTCACATTTGTCTTTACATTCTGGAAATGTAATAAGAATATCTTTGTAAAAATCTTTCATGATTTTTATAAATTCCACGCTAGCTTTCATTGTTTATAATTTAACATTAATTTTATTTTTAAATTAAACTAATGTTAATTTATATATTTAATTATCGATAATAAATATCGCATAATTTACTCAAGTTTTGAACATATTTCATTGATTTTTCTTTATTTTTTTGATCGAGTTTGACACATTTATTTTTAAAATTTTCTACTGCTTTTAATAATTTACTATTTTCACCAATATCATAGGAATAATCTTTATTTTCAAAAAAAGTAAAATCACCCTCTTCTATTTCTACTTTATAATGCTTTAAAATCCAACTATACCATACATCTATAATTATTTTAGGATTTATTTTTTTTAATCCTTCAATAAAGGTATAAGCAGTTTTTAAATCATAATCATTTGGAAATATTGTTATTAAATCATCACCAAACTCTAGAAAATGATTATTAAATCCTTTTAATATTGTTTTTTTATCCATATAATTTAAATAATCTAAATCTTTTTATATTAAAATCTAATAAGTTTTATTAACTTTTGGAATTGCTGGTATTTCTCTCATTCTTTGTTCTTGAAATTTTTGATAATCATTATCACCAATTTTATTTGGTATATAATCTTCAGGTGGTGTTTCAATAGATGATTGGTCTTCAATTCCTGAATAAAAATACATCTGTTTTGTTCCACCATCACCTTTTGCTGCCATTTCTTCAGGACTTTGGGATAAAAATGAAAAATTATCAGAAACTACTTGCGTGCCTCCTGAAAAACTAAAAGCATCTGGTTCTTCCTCATATTTACTTGTAACACCTGCTTGTGCTGCTATTTTAGTATCTAAATGTGCCTTAATTTCATTTCCAAATAATATTCTATTTCCGTTAAATAATAATAACATTGCTGGAACACGATTTATACCAGTAGGTAATGGAACCGTTTTACCTTTATCTAATAAAATAACTATTTCTCCATCATGATTTTTTCTTCTTTTATCAATACAAATAAAATGTATTTCGTCTTTAATGGTTGATTTGGATAATATTTTTAATAAATTTTTGCTTTTTTCACAAAAATTACTATAATAAAGTATAGAATTCATATAAATATAAATTATTTTTTGTATTTCATTATTTAACGAAAAAATTGATTAAAAATAAATATTCGTTAATATTATATAATATTATGTCAGCCATAGCACAAGAAAATGAACAATTAAAAACTCAAATTAATTTACCAAATATAACCAATATTTCTGAAAATTTACAATCATTAACTTTTACAATGGATAATACAAACGTTAGTGTAGCAAATGGTTTGCGAAGAACTATTTATTCCGATATACAAACAGTTGTCTTTAAATGCAATCCTTATAAAGAAAGTTTGGTAAATATAGAAAAAAATAATACTCAATTAAATAATGAAGTTTTAAAACAAAGATTAGAATGTATTCCAATTCATATAACGGATCCTAAAGCACCATTGGATAGATTGGAAGTACACATTGATGAAAAAAATGATAGTGATACAATGAAATATATAACAACAAAACACTTTAAAGTATATGATGTAAATACTAAAACATATTTAAGTGAAACACAAAGAGAAACAATATTTCCTGCTAATAATTTTACTAAAGATTATATATTATTTGCTAGACTAAGACCTAGAATTTCTAAAGATATTCCTTATGAACATATTAAAATTACAGCAAAATTAATAAGAAGTACATCAGGAAAAAATGGTGCTTACAATGTAACATCTACATGTGCTTATGGACCTTCTGTCGATGTTGCTAAACAAGATGAAATGTGGAAGAAAAAAGAAGAAAAACTTATTAATGATAGTGTTAGTCAAGAAGAAATTTCTTTAGAAAAAAAAAGTTGGTATGTTCATGAAGGACAGCGAGTAGTTTTAAAAAATAGTTTTGATTTTATTATAGAAACATTAGGTATTTATAAAAATGTTTACATTGTAAAAGAAGCATGTTCAGTAATAAATAATAAATTAAAAAAAATTATTAATAATGTAGAAAATAAAGCGTTTACAATAAAAAACTCAAAATCAAACATAGCAAATGCTCACGATATTATTTTATATAATGAAGATTATACAATAGGTAAAATTATAGAATATGTTTTGTATGAAAATTATTTTAGAGTTGGTGATTTAACATACGTCGGTTTTATAAAAGAACATCCTCACGATGATTATTCTATTATAAGAGTAGCATTCCCCAAACAAACAACCGATAATACTGAACTATATAAAATGATACAAGATTCTTGTAAAATTTTAATAAAAATATATGAAAAAATATCAAATGACATTGAACTATAAATTAACATCTCTTTTCAACTTCGTATTTTTGTATTAATTCTATTGGAATAGATAAAATATCTTTTTTTTTCTTTAAAATAGCCATTTCATTATTATTAGTTCTTTCAATAATATCATAAAACTGTAAAACAGAATGATATTGTTTCCTATTTAAAAAATCATCGAAAATAATTATACAATCATCATTTACTGCGTTAAAACATTTTAAACAACAAGCAACACGAAATCTTCCATCTATCATAACCAAATCTATTTCTTTTTGCTGAATAGTAGATAATTTTGATAATTGATCACTATAACTTATCCATTGTTCTTTTATACTATTTGGTCCTGGATATCCCCAAGTATTTGGTTGTGTATCCATTTCATTATATAAAAAATTAATTTTAGACAAATCACCTATATTTTCTTTTATTTTATTATGCCATTCTTTATCACTTTCAACTGAATATATTTTCTTTATATTATCTCTTATTGATGCTTGATATGTTGAACCACCTGAACCATACTCAAAATAAACACTGGCTTTATCTAGGTATTTATAAAATAAATTTTTATCATTTTTTTTTAAATGAGGTTGCATTATGTATTAGAATATGTTATTATTTTTAAATATCAATTAAGCATTATCTATAAAACTAGGTGCTTTACTTTTTTTTTCATCTATTTGTTGTTGTCTATAATGATAATTTATACTATACATTAGTCTAGAAGGATGTAGACTATTTATATATTTTATAACTGTACTCAATGAATGATATTTGTTGTTTGGCTTTAAATTATTTAAAAAATCTTGATGTAAAAAAAACATATGATTTCTGTATTCATACGGAAATTCCTTTAATGGTTTTTCATGTTTAATATAACATTCGTGATAATTATACCATAATTGATTGGTGTAATCATATAAATCTTTTCTATATTTATCAAATACTTTACGATCATTAGGATAATAATATAAATATTCACTTATTTTACTATTTTGCTTTAACAAATAATATTGATATTGTAATTTTGGATTGTTTCCTTTTAATCTTGCAACATATTCATAATTCGGATTTCTATATTTTACCCTAACACCATTAACTGTATCATATACCATGAATCCTTTTATATCATATTTAAAAACTTTTTTTTCAAAATCTTCTTGTAGTTTTATAATATTTTGTATTTTATCATCATAAACACAAGGAACTAATTGATTATGATATTCAGGTGTCAAATATTCTGTGGCGGTCCATTCATTTAATTTATATTTTCTTATTAAACAACATTCTGGTTCTTTAAATGGTACTACTATTTGATTTTCTGGATGTTGTAGTATAAATGTATAACTACAAGTTTTATCCAAATCTTCTAGTTTCCACATTTCTTTAGTTACAGGATTGTATGTTTTGTTGAAAGCATCCAAAAATAAATAACGAAATGTATGTGGTGAATCTTGAAAAAATTTATTTTTTGCTCCAATTGACCCTTTTGTAGCCAATTCCCAATCATCATTATGATAAAATAAGTTAATCATTGTTCCTTCAAAAAAATTTTCAATTACACAATCATCACTTTTTACACATGCGATAAAGTGATTTAAATTTCCAGATTTTGCTGGACTAGAACTTAGTATTTTTGTTCCGTCTGTAACAATACTACGAAACTTACCTAAGGTATTAAAATTTTCATTATTTAATTTGTCTTTATTATATTTCATGATGTATAAATTATAATGTTTAAAATGTTTAACTATTACACCTTTTTCTTCGGCATATTCTTTATCAATAATTGCTTTGGGGAAATCCAAATAACTGGAATAATCAAAAGTTGTTGACATATTAAATTAAATTATCGGTTTTTCTTTAATTTAATTTCATTAATAATATAATAAATAAATTTCTACTAATATTATAAGTAATGGACGATAAAGTTGAATCAGTATCTAAAAAAAATGATAGTTTATTTTTAGAATTAGGAGATATTATACAAATTAACGCCCCAAAAAATTCAGATATCCATAATAAGATATTTTTTATTAGTTATTTGGATGAAAATATCATAGAGTTAGTTGAAGAAATAACTAACAAAAACATTGCTTTAAACGTAACAGACAATAAATTAAATGATGAAAGTATTTTATCTATTATAATACTTGATAAAAGTGAGAAAAAGGGCTTTGCTTTACAAAATGATTTAATACCCGGAAAACATATAACTATAGAATTTGGAGGATCAGTTCCACTTATTGTAAATGGAACTATTATAAATTTAGAAGATGATATCATTGAAGTAAAAGAATATTTAACAAATAGATTGTTTTATATCGATTTTGGGTTTAAAGGTATACCTAAAAACTTGCCAATTGTATCATTTAAACCATTTGAAATGCCAGTAGATAATAAAAATTTATTAAAAGATAGTCAAATAGAACAACCTAAAGAAGAAAAACAAGAAAAAGAAACACCTTTAGATTTAGAAGCATTGGAAGAAGAATATGACGATGAAGATGAAAAAATACAAATTCAAGAAGATTTATTTAATAAACAAAAAGGTCAAAAAGAAATATTATTAGACGCAGATAATATTATATTTGAATCAGAAGAAGTAGAAGTTGTAGAGGTAAAAGATGTTGGTAAAGAATTTAGACGTTATGATATTGTGGAACAATTAAATGATTTATTAACCGACATGCTAGTAAATATACCATCTACACAAAAAAATCCTAAAAAGATTCAAGAAATTCATCACATGATTGAACGTTTTAAACAATTAAGAAAACAATTTTCAGTTTTTGATAGTAAAGGTAATGCTGTTAAACCATTATTTAAAGGAAAAAATCATAAACCATTAATTAAAATTCTTGAACAAAACAAAATAAATGTACCCTGGTTGGTGCCCATTTGTAAAAATAACAAAAATATTTTTGTTACACTGGATGATGTAGATGAAATTAATACAAATAATAAATCTATGATGACTATTATTGATGATATTAACAATGTTATGGATCAATATAAAAATAATATTATACCTGATGGTCAAAACAAATACAAATTTTTAGTGCAACAAACATTAAAGGAATTTGATTCATTTGAATTACATCAACCAGACCCAACATCTAATGATATTATTATTCAAAAAAAAGTAAATGTAGAAGTAGATGCTATTTTAGAAAATATCAATAGTTTACATCGTTATATTAGAGGTGCTACTTATCTGATAAAAGATAAAAATAATTATAAATATACTGAAAAAAATGAACTATTACAAAATGATAGAATGACACTACTAGGTTATTATTTATTACCTGCTAAGTATATTCAGATTTTAAATATATTTTCTAAAAACATGTCATTACTTAAAAAGGTATTATTAAATACAAAATATTTTTATAAACATCATTTGATTATGAATACAGATGAAACAACCAAAATTGTAGATGTTAATGAAAAAGAAGAAAATTATTTTAAAGATAATGAACTAGTAAAATTATTATTTAATAGTAAACTTCAATATGATGATAGAAATCATACAAAAACATTAAATAAATTTTTAAATCATATTATACCAGATACATTAGATTTATTAAAATTATTATCTCCATCACGTTTAAATCCATATTCTATAAACAAGTTGATTGAATTGTTAGAAGCATATCACATTTATGATTTTGACATTACAAAAAAAGAGTATGAATTTTTATGTGATTTTGTGGAAACCAAACATACTGAATTATTAAAAGATATAATACAAAAAAACAAAACATATAAAAAATATTTTAAAGACATAGAAACCTTAAATAAATCAGATGATGAAACTGATAAAATACCTGTATTAAAAGCATTTTTTAATAATAGTAATAAGTTGTCCAATATGTTTAAAAATAATTTATATGATGTTATGAAAATAAATGATAATAGTGAAATGTTGAATAGAATGTTAATATTGGATGATGGATCATTATATCTTTCAACTATGAAATTATTACAAGATGATTTATTACAAAGTGTAGATTTAGATAAGGTCGTTGAAGAAAATATTGGTAATATCGATAAAATGGTTGAAGAAATGACATCCAAAAAAGATGATAGTTGCGCAACTTATTCACTTGCAAAAAAATATATTGCTCATGATGAATTGACTATGGACGATGATAAAGAAATATATTATGACAAAAAATATGATACAACAAGATATGGTATATTTGATGATTTTGTAGGTTTAAAAACAACACTAAGCAGAGATGAATTAATTGAAAAATTAAAAAAACATTTGTATGATGTTGTAGGTTTAAGAAATGTAAATCTTACAAGAGAAGCAGAGGCTTTAATTGATGGTAAAAGAAAGGTAATCGATGATGATTATGCTATTTTAGATGATGATGACAAAATAATATATTATGTAAGAAAAAATAATAAATGGAGAATCGATGAAAGTCTTTCAGGAAAAGGAATGGATGAAGTAAGTTTCTGTAACTTGAAAAATAAATGCTTAACTATAAATAACGAATGCGATACAAATGAAATAAATAAAAATAAGTTGAAAAAACAATTAATGGAAGAAATCGTAAGTAATTTTGAACATCAATTTCATTATTCTAATGCTGAATTGAAAAAAATAAATAACCAAATGTATAAATATCATTTATCTAATATTGAAAGAATTCGCGATGTAAAAGAACAACAAAAACTTAAATATGATATCTTTAAAATTGCCCTGGCGAATAAATTAGAAAAAAGAGAAATTAAACAATCACCATACGCTAAAATTAGAGATTATATTTTACAACAACAAGATTTAGCATTGAAGTCAGAGTATATTTTAGAATTCGTGAATAAATATTGTTATTTGGGTGGAGGATGGTCTCCAACAGAAACAATTGATACAAGCGATCATTGGTATTATTGTAATGAAACAGACCTAGTATTGTTACCATCTTTTTTTGTAGACCTTGCGAATTGTTTTATAAACAAGCAAAATTATGTTGAAGAACTAAATAAAATATGTGCAAGAAGAGGTATATTGAGTGATGATGGTGGTTATATAATAGATAAATATAGTGGTTATATTATTAGACATATAGATTTTGATGATGCTGAAGGATATGATAAAGGTGGATTTAAAATAGTTCATCACGATATCATTGAAAAAGATGGTGCTGATGAATTATTGGGTGATGATTGGTTAGAAGAAAAAGATAAAATAGCCATGGAATATGAAAATGTTGATGCTCAGTATATAAATAATATAGTTAAAACATTGAATTATAATTTACACATTAAAGATGTAAATGAAGGATTTATAGTTAAAACTGCTTTAGTTTTGATGAAAAAAATATTAGTACCAAAAAAAACATTTGATAGAAAGGTAGAAAAAGCAAAAAAGAAAGGGAAAAAAATAGATACAACATATGAACAATATCACGATGAGTATTTATTATTTATCACACTCAGTTTATATATATTGTCTGTACAAACAAAAATACCTAGTGTCAAAACAAGTGTAGCATTTCCAAATTGTAATCAATCTTTAAAAGGATATCCTTTATATAGTAATGATATGTCTTTTATAAATTATATTAGTTGTGTTACTTATCATTTGTCAAAAAATATAAGACCATGGAATATTATAAGAAAAACTTCAGACAAAAAAAAGGTCATTCTTATGAAACAGAGTATTTCAGATAAAATAAAAAAATTCTTAGATGAATTTATCTTACCAATGGAAACGGTAGTAAAATTAGTAAAAGAAAAGAAAATGTATTTGCAAAAAGAAGACAAAAAAGACCAGGCAATGGAAAAATTTAATTTAACCAAATGGGATACTTTTCTACCACCATTGGTTAAATTTTCGGTTTCAACACTTAGAAATATTGCACCTACACTATATGAAACATTATTAAATGATTTAAAAAATAGAAGTGTAAATCAGCATGAAAAATTAAATAATATTTATGGTAAAATTAGAGATCATAGTTTTTATATCATTGAAATGATTGAAAATATTATTAATGGTGAAGATTTTTTACTAATAACTAATAATGGAGAAATGATAACACAAAATGCTTGTTGTAATATGGATAAATTAACAACATATAGTTATTTTGTTAGTAAAAATAAAAACATAGAAAAATATAATAAAATAGTAAAATCATTAAGTGATATTAAAAATGAAATATTAAATTATAGTAAAGCAACTACTATTTTTATAGGAAAAGATACCAAAATAAAGTATCCTGGCATAATAAATAATTATAGTAAAGAAAATATCTATAGAACATTCATTAAATATTGTAAGTTTAATACAGGTATAAAACTAGATGATACAATGATGAGAATATGTAAAACAAATAATAGTAAATTTTTAAGAAGTGATAGTATAGAAAAAAAAATACAAACATTAAAAGATGAAGGGGTTACGTATACAGAACAAGATTTAATTTTATTGTTAAAACAAATAAATAAAAACAACATCATTAACATGAATTATAAAAATGATTATGAAGGTTTAAATATGAAATTTTCAAAGATATTAGAACATTTGTCATCAATAGAAACAAAAAAAATAGTTAGTAATGATATACTTGAGTTTTTAAATGTCTCTTCATGGAGATATAATAGTGAAACTAAAAGAAATACAAAAGATGATTTATATTTATACTTAGATGAAAATGTGGAAAAATTACAACAAAATATTTATAAGCATATGAAAGAGATAGGGAAGAAAGATTTTGTTATGTCATTTTTAAATGATTTTATAAATTGGATCTTTATTGGCCAGGATATTTATATGACACAAGAAGATAATATTGGTTACAAAATTGGTTCATATATTAAAAACGTAACAGTTTTAATATTAAATGTTATTCCAAATATAATAAAAAATCAAATTAAAATAGAAGACGTTAAACGTCCTGTTCCAAAACACTGGAAATTAAGTGATGTACACGTTAAAGATGTAATAAATATATTAAAAGATAGTAAAAATTTATTTAAACAATTCTATGGAATTGAAGAATTTATTGAAATTTTACTACAAATACAAGAAGACGGTAAACATATGTTAATGTTAATAAATAATCTAGTATTCAAACCAGAATTAAAATTAGAAAACCAAACAATATCTAGTAGTATTGATGGTGATTTATATAAAAAACTAATGTTTTATTTCTTTTTGACAGTTATTGACTATCTATATAGTTTTACTGAAATTCAATATGGTGAAATGTCACAAAATCAAATTATGGCAAATCAACAGTTAAAAAGAACCGTAAACAATTTTGTAGAAAGTATAATGATTATGATGAATAATGAAAAAAGAATTTTAAATATGAATAAAGAAACTATAATGAAAAATGTTTCAAGAACTAGTGAAAAAGAAAAAGAGAATATTAAAATAATGTTGGGTGAATTAACAATAGAACAAAGAAAGGTAGAAAATTTGAAAAAGAAACATCGAATAGGTGATTGGAATTTGGGTCAAAAACGAGCCTTGTTTGAATATGATAAAGACCAATATGATAAAGAAAGAATGCATATTGAAAAAATGGCATTACAAGAAAAAGAAATACAAGGGCAAATGGATGATGTTAGTGAAATGAATATGGATATTTTCCGTATGAATTATGATGAAAATCACGCAATACAACAAAGAATTGATGAGGAAGTATACAACTTAGGTAATATAGCCGAAGATGGTGATGGTGGAGAAGATGATTTTGATTTGGACTATGGTGATATTTAAAAAATTGAATTTGAAAATTATTTTTTAATATAATATAATTAACAAGATTATATTATACAAATAACATGAATTTAGTTCAGCCACACAGACGTAACCCATCCAGACGCCGTAGTGCTCCAAAAAGATTTGAAGATGAGAAATTTGTTTCAGGTGCTATAGATAGGTATCAGCATTGTTATGAAGCAAATAAGACGGGTAAATATGACTGTATTAATGGTAATGAAAATTACTATAATAATCGTAACGGACAAAAATTTGTAACAATTGAATGGAATGATAAAGGACGTTATAGAATTCATCGTCGTGATTTCTCAGAAAGTTTATTAGAATTTTCAAGCATATGGCGAGACATGGGGCGAGTATTACCTGGTGCTATTGTATCTCGCATTGGAGAATATCTAAGATTATCTGATGTAGACAAATCACATATTGAAGAAGATGATGAATTTGTTGTTGGTGATGATGAATCAGATAGAGAAGAAGTCAATGAAGATGATGGTGAAGAAGAATGGAATAGTGATTGTGAAACTAGTGAAGAAGAATGGGATAGCGATGCCAGTTACGATTAAAAAATATTTTTGAAACAATAATATAAAAAAATTGAAAGTTAAAAACTTTTTTAATGTTAACTATTATATTTATGATTAATAATAAGTTAAAATTAGATTTAAACCCTAAGACTAACACAACAAAAAAGACAATGAATACAGCATTGATATATGATATTAAAGGAAAAGTAAATAATGTTGAAAAGCATTATAGTGATATGAGCGATATGGAAATTGCGGAGTTAATGAAAACAGAGAGGTTTTCCTTAACTTGTGCCCCTGGAGGAGAGAATAATAGGGGTATGGAGATAATAGGTAGGATGCCGGTTAAGGGACAAGGTTTTACAGCAGAAGATATTGAAGGATTGGGACCTTATTTTGAAAAGTTAATGTGTGGTGATATGAAAGAGAATGTAAAAAAAGTAAGAGTATTAAATTTAAATAATATAAGTGAAAATGTAGACATTCAAAATTTAAGTAGTGAACATCAGGGACGAGTCCTTATTTTAAGGGATTGGGCAGCAAAAACTATAGGAGCAGAGGGTTGGACTAAGGAAGTTTATAAGGAATTAGCATCTAGAAGATGGGATGCAGAATATTTGGATCCAAATAAGTATAGAACAGAAATTAAGGATGGTAAAGAAGTTAAGGTGCGTGGAAAAAGAATGAATAAGTTGGCCAGAACAAATCTATGCTTTGTTAATGGTAGAGAACAAGAGCCAGCCGTTTATGAAGGTAAAGGCACAATATATGACCTTAATAAAATGGAGTATTTAAATAAGGGAGTAGAAAGACTACGACAACAAATAACAGATGGTTTAATACATATTGGTAGTAAAACTAAAGTAGAGATTAATGTAGTTGAAGGTAATAGGTATTATAACCTTAAAAATACAGGTATTGGGTTTCATGGAGATACTGAACGAGTAGTAGTTATATGTATTAGTATAGGTTGTGATAATTATCCTATGAGATGGCAATGGTTTAAGGATGGTATGCCAGTAGGTAAATCTATTGATATATCCCTTAATTGTGGTGATGTTTATATTATGAGTGAGAAGGCCGTTGGTGCAGACTGGAAAAAGAAAAGTTTATATACAGTGAGACATGCTGCTGGAGCAAATAAGTATATAAGTTTAAGTAGGTGGGAAAAGAAACGACCTGCCTATAAAGCAAAACTCGCGGAAAAAGAAAAAAAGAAAAAAGAACGCGAAGAAAAAAAACAAGCAAAATTAAAATTTAAGGCTGATAAGAATGATAAAAAAAATAAAAGAAAAACAACAAAAAATGGTACAGTTCGAAGACAAGATCCTAAAAAATTATATTTAAAAGCCTTAAAAAAACATGATTGGGAGGATAGTGATGGTGGATTTTATAGGTGGTTAGAAATAGAATCAAATCATATATGTTCTCCAAACTATATGATTCTTAAGGAATTAAATGATATTTGGACTGGAAAAGCGGAAAATTATGCTCAAAAAATGAATATTGAAAATTGGGAAAAACATAGAGCATTTTATAGTAATTTGTGTGCGTATGGTGTGTTATTCTAATTGTGTGTGTGTGTATTTAAAAGTATTTAAAATAAATTAAAATATTTTTTAATTCTATAATGTGTTTCTCTAAAAACATGTCTTTATTTATGGCAATTTTAGGTGGAGTATCTAGTATTGTTTCATATAAATATGTTAATATAAAAGCAGCATCAATGATTTTTTATTTCACATTAATGCAAATAATACATTACTATGGTTATACTGTAATTGATAAATGTGATAACAAATTAAATCAAACATTAAGTCGATTAAATTATCTTCATATTAGTTTTCAGGGTCCTATATATTTATTAGGTTTTTGGGGATTATTTGAAAAATTTAAAGTAGTTACTCCTGATCAACTTAATTATTTTAAAATATTAGTTCCTATGGCTTTAATCACAAGTGTTCTTATGGCATTGCAAATGTTTGAATTACACGATCCAGTTATGAATCGTACTAGTAAATTACACGATAAAATGAGTAGTGAATGTGAATTATGTGGTAAAACCTGTAGTTTATCAGGTAAAAAACATATACGGTTTACATTGCCTTTAAGGCAGGGACCAGAGTATTATACACCTGGTATTTATGGTCATTTTATATTTTTCTTTTTGCCATTTTTGTTTTTTAATAATACAACAAGACTAATTAATTTATTTGTTTTGGCTTCGGCTTTCTTACCCGGTATAATATATCAAACAGATGGTGCTGAAGTTGCCACAACATGGTGCGGTATATCAATCGTTCAACTTATTTTAGTTTACTTCTATATTTTTATGAATTACAAATAATTTAGATATAAAAAGTAAAATACATTAAATAACAATGACAGAAAAAAAAGAAAATTTTTTTATTTGTCCACATTGTCATTTGGCTTTTATGACAGAAAATATTAAATTCTTTGATCATGTATCTATTTGTGAAGATTTAGATCATAGGATAGTCCTATTACAGTAAGATGGTACACAAAAAAAGAATTAATAGAAAAAGAACGAAAAAAAATAGAAGCAAAAAGTGAAATATTGATTAAACCTTATGTGCGTCCAGTAACTCGCTAATCATAGTATTGTATTTTGACAATATTTTTTAAGTATACTTATTTCTTTAATAAGAAAACAACTAATTAGAGATATAGGAAATACTGCTAATAACTAATTATAATATAATATTTTTTTATATTATAATGAAAGATTTACTACTTTCTGGATTAATTCTTTTTACTATTGATATCATTTGGATAAAACTATTTATGGGTGGACATTTCCAAAAATTAATTAAAAATATACAAGGTCAAGAAATGAGTGTAAAAATAGTTCCAGCATTTTTTGCTTACTTATTTTTAGTGATAGCATTTTATTATTTTATTATATTAGAAAAAAAAGGTTATTTAGATGCGTTTATTTTAGGTATTGTAATTTATGGTGTTTATGAAGGAACTAATTTCGCTATTTTCAAAAAATGGAATTGGACCACCTTTTTCTTAGATACCTTATGGGGTGGTATATTATATGTATTAACATTATTTACCTACAATTCACTAACATAATTAGAAATTTTTGTTAAACCATAATATGTTAATCCAAACATTAATGTTTTTATAATATATCCACTTAATTTTGGATGACCATCATTTCTAAAAAAAGAAGGCATTAAATGTAATAATTGTTTCTGCATGAATGGCATATTAAACATAAAAAAAAGCACCATTATAAATAACGGTGTTTGAATTTCATCATATATGTTTTCCATTGAATCTTTTTCTTTTTTATTGTCACTTGCTTGTTTTATTAGTGATTGAAAATCCATATCATTTTCAATATATTTCTCGTTTTTTGGCGGTGGTATATAATTTGGCTTTACTTGTTCATCTTGTGTTATTTGTTGTGTATCCATTGGTATATCACGTGAAGGTAAATCAGTTGCACCTGCTGCCGCTGCTTCTTGTAAATCACTCATAAAATTACTTACTGCTTCGCTAGACAAATTATTTGTTGTTGGTAATATTTCTTGTCTTTCTTTTTCTTTTACTTCCATTTTTACATTATGGGCTCCACCAGCACTTTCCATAGGTAAAGCATCTAAAGATGTAGTACCGTCGTCAGACATATAGTTAATATATAGAAACTTAACTATATGTAATTACGCAAATTCAATTATTTTTTTTGAATAATCACAAGTCTCTGCTTTTGACTTAAATTTATAACATTTATCATTATATTTATAAACACTATTCTCTATTTTTTCTATTTCTGGTGCTTTAAATAATATACAATTTCGATCTTTACAAACTTTTCTAAATATTGTTGCTAAACCTAAACCTAATAATATTGAAATTGCATATCTTCCAAAATCAGTATGTATAAATTTTTTTAAATTCATATATACTATACCTTTATATTTTAAACACTACATCATTCGTAAGTCATTTTAGATTTTTGTACTGGATATTCTGTTATATCTTCTTTATTTTTTGGACAATTTACTTGTTGTGATTCAAAACTATAACAAGTATCACCAGCATCTTTATATTGAAAATCGCTAAGATTATCTGGATTTGGATATATAAATATTACTGTTGGATTTGGATTAGTAATATAAGTCATAAATAAACCTATTGATAAACTTATAATAAAAACTGGCCATATAATCAATTTCATATATATATAATGGATTTATTTAATATTTGAAATAACATTACCTTCTTTTATTGATAATTCGTGTTTCGTTTCTTCTAGTTCTTTTTTAATTAAATAGTAAGGTGGTCTCCAATCTTGAGCAGATATATCTACTTCCATTTCCATATATTCATTTTTTAGCGCTCTTATTTTTTTTAATCCTGTTGATATTTTTGTTATATATATGTCTATGCCATCGGATAAAAATTTGTTACTTACTTGTGTAGTTTCTGTTGTTGATTTATAATCATTTATACTTTTTTTAAATTCATGAATGTTTACCATTAATTCTTTATTTATACTATTCAACAAATCTTTTTTTTTTATTTTTTCATTGTTTTCTTCATTTGTTACCAGGTAATTGTTTGATATTTTTTCTTCTAACGAAACTAAAAACTCATTTAATTGATTGAATTCTTCTTTTAATTTCTCAAATTCACTAACAACAATATCTTCTTTTTCCAAATTGAATAATAAGTCTAATTTTTTTCTTATTATTTTTTGTTTTATTTCTTCTATTTCTTTTAGTTGTTTTTTATACAAGTCATGAATATTATGAGTTTCTTCGAGATTTATTTCTATATTTAAAGAACAAGGATTTGTTAAATCGCCGCATGTTGCTTTTAAAATTCTATTGTCTTCTTTAAAAATTGTTCCTACATTTTTTTCACAACCTACACATTTTCTTTTTATTTTTTGAATGTCACTTTTTATGTCTTCATCAAAAATAAATTCTCTAGTCATTATTAATGTTCTTTCTGGTAAATTATTTTTTTTTACATTTCTTTTACTTTCCTTAAAAGATTTTTCATATTTAGATTTCATCTCATAATAATCATTTATTGATTTTAAGTAACCTTCACTCATTTATATTTAAACCCTATAAAATTTTTTATGTAATAATTCATAATCACTTTCAAATTTTGGTATTTTTGTTATTAATATTTCTTGATCTTTTTGCTTTTCTTTTGTAAGTGATTTAATTTTATTTATAATGTATTCTTGTTGTTGTTGTTTTTTTTCTTTTTTTTGCTCAACTGTCTCTCTATTGTTGTATTTATATACTAAAATTACTCCTAAAATTACAATAAAAACAAACAATAAAATTATATTTAAAAATGTATCATATTGTTTCTTTTTATTAGTATGAATGTTTTTTAATGTATGATTCAAAAAATAGTTAACTCCTGGTTCATGTAATGTTGGCTTTAATATATCATCTGCAAAATTATTTCCTTTTAAACTACTGATACTAGGTATTTCACCATCTAGAAATTTTGAATTTAACATTATTAAATTATAAAGTTATTAAATGAAAAAAATTTATACTCACCTATATTATATAATATGAGTGATAATGATGATACCCCCAACGTAACAGGTTCTTTAGTTATATTTTTTTGGTTAACATTTTTATACTTTTTTCTAAGATATATGGTTGTAGATAAATATATGCCATTAAATGCTGATGGACAAAAAACAGAAGATGGTGAAAAGAAAGGAGGTTTAGGACCCTTATTTACTATATTTTATTTTGTTTTGGTTATTATGTCTCAAATTTTTGTTAATATGAAATTAACTCAAAGCATTTGTGGTGATGAAGTTCAAACATCTACTGCCATGAGTGCTACACTTATTCCTAATGTTATAATATTAGGCGTTGTTTATATTATGCTTGTTTTAGTACCAGGCTGGAAAGCTCCATTTGCTAATACATTTGGTTATTTTGCTGCTAATATTGGTGGTATACGTGATGTGTTAAATACTTTAACAAATACAAATTTTGAAGAAAAAGGTGAAGGTTCTATTACATTAAAACAAAATCAAATTAATATATTTAAAAGTATCTATAAAGATCCATCTCAACTTATAAATAATATTACACCAGAAAACTTTCATAAGTTTTTACAAACTATGCAAAACATTAAATATTTCAAACCAAGTAATGAAGTTACAGATAGAAATGTTAAAAAATTATATTCTTTAGTTGTAATTAAAGACTTAGTATCACAATTTATATGGTATATGTTAGCAGGTTATCTTGTAATAACGACCACATATGATTCGTTGATAAATATGAAATGTCAAAGTTCTGAAGCACGTCTTAAAAAACTAGCAGAAAAATCAGAAGTTAAAAATTAATTATTAAATGAATTATTTTACTTAATAATTAAATTTAGGGATTGCTAAATAATATAAAACAAATAAATAAGAAAAAATAGCTAAAATTAATGTAACAAACCATATTGGAATAATCGTTTTTTTTTTATAACCTAAACCAAATTCACGTAATGAACCATTTTCATGAAATAAAAAACCAGGTTTTAAATGATATACTAATCCGAATACTAAAACAAATAAAAATATTGATACTGATGTTAAATTTCTTCTTATAAATAATCTATGATTTGCCATAATAAAATATATATATATAATTTTTTTATTTTTTAGTTTTAATCTAATTATATTATATATTTACAATGTCACGTAATAATAAAAAAGTATCATCTAAATGTCCAAATGGTAAAATATTGAATGATAGATTATGTTGCGTTTATACCAAGTGTGAAAAACATCAAGTATTAGATAAAAAAACTGGTAAATGTAAAACTAAAAAATGCAAAATATATGAAACATTAGATAAGAAAACAGGTAAATGTAAAACTAAAAAATGTAAAAAATTAGAAAAAATAAATAAAAAAACAGGTAAATGTGTACCAGATAAAAAAGCAATAAAAGAAAAAGAAAAAAAAGAGAAAGCAAAAAAAGCAGCAGTTGAAGCAAGGCGCAAAGCAATACTAGTAGAGAAAGAACGTAAGAAACAAGAAAAATTAGCAGAGAAAGAACGTAAGAAACAAGAAAAATTAGCAGAGAAAGAACGTAAGAAACAAGAAAAATTAGCAGAGAAAGAACGTAAGAAACAAGAAAAATTAGCAAAAAGAAAAACTAAAAAAGTTAAAATTATAAAAGCAACTAAAAAAAATGTATTATCACGTCCTGATTCTATTAGAAAAACAAAAAAGAAATCTAAACCAATCTCTGTAAAAAAATTATCAAATAAGCAAAAAACACTTTCAAGATTTAAAGCATGGATGATGAAACCTGATTCACCATCTTTATCTATTGCCTTTAAAACAAAAAAAGATATAACAAATGTTATGAAAATCCAACATGATTTTAATGCCTTAAATATTAATCCAAATGATTGGATAAGTGACCCTTGTTATTTACTAAAAAATTTAAAGAAAAAATTAAATTATAAAGGTAACTGGAGTGACACATTGATTAAAAAATTAGATGATACAATACCTGAGGCAATAAGAGATAGTAATATACCTAGCAAATTTACACTAGGAGGAGATGTATTTCAATTTGGTAGTGAAATAGGTAGTGGATCATTTGGTGCTATTTATAGTGGTAAGACATGGCAAAAAAATAATAGTTCAAATAAAACTAAAATAGCAATAAAATCGTTACACAAAATTAAACCATTGGAATTTTTTACTGAAGTAATTATTCAAAATGAATTGTTTTGTGGTATGAGAGGTCAATGGGGAACCGGTGCTCGTATTCCAAAAATTTATTTTATTACTAAATACAGAAGTTCACGTTCGGAAACCGGTTGGAAATACATTATTGGAATGGAACCTTTAGATGGTGATTGTAACGATTTTTTTAGAAATAGAAAAGCAAAAGGTTCCCATTTTAAATCTTTTGTAAAAGCACTAAAAGACATTGCGGAATTATTAAAGAAACTTCATAAGAAATTTAAATTTATGCATAGAGATTTTCACTGTGGAAATGTAATGTATAAAAATTTACCTGGTGATAATTACAGAATGTATGTTATTGATTTTGGTATGTCAACAATTCAAACATCCTCAGGTAATTGGTTAAATAGAATAACACAAACATATCATTATAATAAAGCATATAAATTTAATCCTACACACGATTTAAGAATGTTACTACTATCAATATTTTCTTCAAATACATTCCGAAACTATTCAAATCCTGATCTAAAATATATATTTTGTTATTTATTAATTGGTATACTGCGATATAGTCCTATGGATAATGATGTTTTATTTTGGAATTCATATGCCGATATGATACACGTTCGTGACCATGCTTTTCATCCTGATACTATTATAAAAAATATGAACAAGTTATTGAAAGAAAAAAAACTCGTAAATAAAAATGAATTAAAACCAACCAAATTAGTTATAACAAAACCTGTAAGCGATGATTATTATAAACCAACTAGATATCATTTTGAAGAAACACATCTGTATGAATACATTAGTGATTGTGTCGAGAATATTCACTCATTATTAGTTAATATATTTTATCAATATCTAGAAAAAAATTTCAAATAAATTTAGTATAAAATAAATATTAAATTTATTATTTATCTTCTTCTACGTCTACTTCTGCTTTTCTTTTTACCACGTTTTTTTCCTTTACGAGTTCTTCTACCTTTTCTACGAACAATTTTTTTAGTTACATTTTTTACACTTCCAGTTAATGTATTTAATGTTAAAATAGATAAATCTTTTACACCACTAACAACATCATTTACAATGTTTCCAGCACGATCTACTAAGTTATCAGCAGTAGTAGTAACAATTATTACACCTTTACCAGTTTGTTTAAATATGTACATAATTAAACCACCAGCAAGAGGAATTTTTCCAGTAAGTTTTCCTACATCATTTAAAACTTTTTTTGTTCCTTTTCCTACCCGTCCTGCAACTTTTAAACCAGTAATATTTTTAATCATATTTTTCAAAGTATTTGATAAGTATGATATTCCTTTTTTTGTAGTAGTAATTGGCATTATATAATATAACTAGAAAAAATAAAAAAATTGAAATAAAATATATATTTTATAATCATTATAATTACAATGACAAGTATTGCAAGTATTGAAAATACACAAAATAATAATATACTAAATATATTTCTAGTTGATAAAACAGGAAGCATGAATATATGTGCTCAACAAACGGTTTCAGGTTTTAAAGAATTTAAAGATAATATGAAAAAAAACGTTGATCCAAACATATGTGTAGAATACGCATTAGGATTATTTGATGTAGAATGTAATTTACACGAATATAAAAATATAAATGAAATACCTGATTTAGTTTTGGCTAAAGATTATCAAGAAAATAATAAAAATCATTTGTTATATGAACCAGATAATATGACCGCATTGTATGATGCGTTAGATACAGTTTTTAAAAAATGGGGACATCTAAATAATTGTGTTTTGGCTATATTTACAGATGGAGAATCAAACTCAGATAGGGTTGCTAATAAAAATACAATATTTCAAAAAATTCGCAAACTAGAAGAGGAAAAACAATGGATGTTTCATTATTTTGGTGCTAATGTAGACGCATATAAAGGAGGAGCAGATATTGGTATAACAAACACAACACAATGCGATGTAGGAGATATGTCTAGTGTTTTCAGAGGGGTTAGCGATAATATGACTCAAATGACAAGATGTCAATCGCAACGAATGAGACACGTATCGGCACCATCGCAATTAATGACCGTGAGCAATCCTACATTAACATCACCTACATTACACCGTGAACATAGAGCACCATTTGAAGATGAACTTAATGATTTACTCCCACCGCAATTACTTAGACAGAAAGCACAAATATTCCCTGATGATGAAGAATCGCAGTTTGAAAATGATGTATTAAGTTCAAATTATTAAAATATATATACAATAAAAAATTTTTTAATGTTATTTATTGTAATGTGTTAACTATTTATTTTTTTGATTTTTTTATCTTGATTTTTTTTGCTGATTTTATACCAAATACACGACGGTTCCTTGCTTCTTTATATTTTTTCCATTTGTCCATTAAAACATCTAGTTCTTTTAACCATAATTCTTCAACAGTGGTTTTTTTCAATATAGATAACTGTTTTATTTTGTCTTCTTTTTCTTTCATTAGTTTTAAATAATTTTCTTCTTCTACACTATCAATACTCATTGTTCTTAAATATTTATATTCTTCATCATTATCCAATATATCATAATTTCTATTTTTTAACAATTGGATGACTTGTTCTTTCTTTTTCTTTCTTAAATCAATAACATCATCACATTGTTCTTTAATAAATTTTGCTTTATTAGATAATACTTTTACAATTTTTTCTAATGATTCCATTTGATATTGTTTTCTTTTATCATATGTTTCTATTCTAACTTTATAATAATCTTCAATAATATCTTCAACTTTATCATAACGGACAAGTTGTTGCTTGTTATTAAATAAATTCATATTACTAGTAGATTTTGTTGTATATAATTTTAATTCTTTTTCTAATTTATTACATCCATATTCAATGTTTTTACTGATAAGTTTACCTAACACACCTTTATGAAATTTAACAGTAAAATCAATAACAGCATCTGTACACATATCATTAATTGATTTTATCAATGGTTTTTTCTTTTTTCCTTTTCTATCTTTATCATCCATTAAATATTCAAGATATGTTTTATAACTGGTTGTCCAGGTTCCTATAGGTAATTCAGTAATTTGAATCGTATCATCTTTTACTATATTATATTTACCTCTAATTAAGAATTTCTTCTCTGGTAACTCAAATACATCACCTTTGAACCCTTCATAATAAGGAACATCTATTTTTGTTGTTACTATTTCATTATTTAATTTTTGTTTTAAATAATTAATGATATTTTCCATATTATAGCATTGACCTTCATAACTAAATCCAGTACCTATACCTTTACCACCATTAATCAAAACCATTGGAACAATTGGAACATAAAATTCTGGCTCTACTAATGTTCCATCATCATCTAAGTATTTTAATACAGGGAAATCTTCTTTTGGAAATATATATTTGGTTATATCATTTAATGCTGTAAATATATATCTTTCACTTGCATGATCACTTCCTCCTTCTAGTCGTGTACCAAATTGACCCAATGGTAATAGTGGATTTACGTTATTACTACCAACAAATTCTTGTGCTAAACCTATAATTGCCTTATGTAAACTAGCCTCACCATGATGATAACAGGCTTTTTCTGAAACATAACCACCGAATTGACCAACCTTTATTTCATTTACAAGATTTCTTAAGAAAGCAGCATATATAATTTTTCTAGTGCTAGTTTTTAAACCATCAATAGCATTTGGTATACTTCTCTCACAATCATATTTTGAAAAATGTATCATTTCTTTATTAGTGAAATCATGTAGTGATATAGATTCATTATTTGTATCTAATGTTTCTTTTGGGTTGTATTTTCCTAACCAATCTTTTCTATCGTCAGAACGATTTTTATTAAATACCATATCAATAGCATTATCGTCTGTTTCATTGTTGTATTTAAATGTAACAAATTTTTTGTTTGCGAAATATTCTTTAAATTCTTTTGCTGTAGACGTCCCCAAACCTTTATAATATTTAATTTTCCATCCTTTACCATTGTTATTTTCTTTCTTCCAATCTTCATATTCTTGATCATTATAAAACTGTTTTATTTGATTACCTTTTTTTGCTTTTAATATTGGTGTATTCATAAATCCTAGAAATGAATTTAATCTAGTCAATTCAGGCCATTGTGAATGAAATAAATTAATACATAACCCTTTAATATGCGAACCATCCAAATCTTGATCTGTCATAAACAAAATTTTACCATATCTTAATTCTTTTTTAACCTCTACTTCATTTGTATATTTTTTATTCGATACTAATCCCATTATTTTTTTTATATTTATGATTTCAGCATTATCATTTATTTTTTTTTGTGAAGTATCACGTGTATTTAATAATTTTCCTTTTAAAGGAAATACACCATAATAATTTCTATCTTCTTTACTTAAACCAGAAACAATTCCTGCCTTAGCCGAATCTCCCTCACATAAAATTAATGTACATTCAGATGACTTAGCACCACCTGCCAAATTAGCATCTAGTAATTTTGGTATTCCTCGAATAGTTTTTGTTTTTTTCCCATCTGTTTTTTTTGCTGCCTTATTATCTTTAATTTCTGTAAGAGCAATAGCACTATCCATTATACCCATTTTTGCCAACTTTTCAATTAATTTGTTTGATACAGTACAACTAGAACCAAACTTACTTGCTGGTGTTGCCAGATATTCTTTTGTTTGACTATCGAAACTAGGATTTTCTATATCTGCTTTAACAAACAACATTAATTGTTCTTTAATTGTAACTGGTTTTACTTTTACTTTTTTCTTTTTCTCAATAAATGTAACTAATTTTTTTACAATTTGATTCAATAAATATTCAACATGTTTTCCACCTTTTCTTGTATGAATACCATTTACAAATGATACTTGTGAAAATTCACCCAATGGTGACACTGTTACGGCAAATTCCCATCTATCATTTGCTATTTCGTGTAATCTTTTTTTCTCACTTTTATTTCCAATATACAAATCAATGTATTGTTCAAATGTTCTTACTGGAATAAGTTCTTTATTTAATTTTACTTTTACTTTTTTAGAAGTAACCGCTGCAATATCATAACATCTTTTAACTAATAAATTATACATATCATCGGTTAGATTATCCATACCAAATCTTTTATAATCTGGTAAGAATGTTACCTTAGTATATGGTTTTGATTTCCCACATTTTCTTATACTAGGTTTGCCAATAACTGAAAGATTGTCTTTAAATTCTTGACAATATTTTTTGCCTCTTGTATGGTCTACTGTTTCAATACTGGCTTTTAAAGAATATATAAATACAAGTTTAATACCAAAACCATTTTTACCACCAACAATTTTCTTTTCTTCTTTATTATAGTTTGTTGATGTTCTTAAATGACCAAAAATCATTTCTGGAATCCATAATTTTGTTTCTGGATGTTGCGCAATGTCAATACCATTACCATCATTATAAATAGTTATTTCTCCAGTTTCTTTATCAATATTGAATTGAATAGAACTAACGGGTATAATATTTTTTTCTTTTTCATTTATTTTACTTTCTAATCTAATAGAATGATCACGCGCATTAACAACCGCTTCATCGAAAATCTTAAATAAACCTTGAACTATGTTATGTTTTTTATATGTCATTTTTTTACCATCGAAACACCATGTTTCTTGTTCTTCTGCTTCTGTACTACCTATATAGGTATCAGGAGCATCTAAACAATGTTGACGGGCTGTTTTTGACTGGTATTTTTGCGCTAAATCTGTGTTTTGCATGTTATATGTAATAATCTATAGGGGGAACCCTTTAAATTCATTCAATTTTATTTAATAAATAGTATTTTAAATAAAATTATTTTAAAGTAAATACTTTAGTAAAGTAAGCCCAAAAAAATATACCTACGAAACACTTAGCAAATAAATCAAGCATATTATATCCACTATTTCTTATTTGATCTTCAGTAAAATATAATAATCCATAACCTGACCAGAAAATAAAGAATGACCAATATAATAATGAATTATCAAATATATATTTTTTGGATAAAAATGTTTTATATAAGAATGCGTATAGAGCAAAGAAAGCACCAAAACCTAATGTAAATCCACTCATTTTACTAATCGCACCCGTTTCTCCCAAATAACCGAAAGTTAACATAGCAAAATTCAATACTAACACTTTTAAAAATGTAAAAAAACTTAAACGTCCACCTGTATTATATAAAAATGCTAAAACTAAAACTAATAACATTATTGGTGTCGTAATAAACCAATCTGTATATCTAGTTACATTTATTTTTTCGTAATTTACACCTTCTTTTTCTATGTCATCAACAAATTTACCATAAAAATAAGCAGCAACAACAGAAATACAAGTTTCTAAATTTAAAATATTGCGTATTTTAGCATCATTGGTTCTCATGGCTTCAATGAAAGTTATTGTAGCTGTTGTTAAAAGAAAAACATATGTAATATAAAAAGTAGTTTTTACTAAGTCTTCCTTGTTTTCACCTAAATATTTTTTAATTAAATTTGACATTTAATATATGAAAAGAAATAATTTAGGACAAAACTTTTTTCTAATTAATATTTATAATGGTTAAACAAATTCGCAAAAAAAATGGCAAATATGTTGTTGGTGGTAAATCTTATCCACAATTAGTTGGATCCCGTGCTCAAGTTATGCATGGTACCGCTTATAAAACTGGTCACGGTAAAAAGGGACTAACAAAAAGTCAATTAAAGATGGTTCGCGGACGAATTGTTTCAGTTAAAGCAAGTAAATCTGCAAAAAAACACAATCATTTGGGAAAATACATTTCTTTAGCCAAAAGAAATAAAGGTAAAAAGTTTGTCACCATGAAAAAAGGTATGGTTAAAGGTAAAAGAAAAACGCGTCGTGCTAAAAAATCAAAAAAAAGTAGACGTTAAGTAAATTTAGTAATAATTCATCATTATAATTTCTTAATATATATTATAATGAGCACATATAAAGTAACTAAAGATGGAGAAGGAAAATTTATAGTTGAGAAGGTTGATAGTTCTACTACAACAGGAGTTGTTGAAGAACCAGTAAATCAAGACGCTAGTAATGATGGTGAAAATCAAGGCGCTAGTAATGATGGTGAAAATCAAGGCGCTAGTAATGATGGTGATAATCAACAGCAAGTAAATCAAGATGATAGTGAAAATAAACAACCAGAAGGAGAAGGAGAAAAACAAGAAGGAGAAACAAAACAACAAGCAACAGGTGGTAAAAAAAGAAGAAAAAGAAGATCTCGTAAATCTCGTAGAAAATCAAAAAAATCTCGCCGAAGAAAATCGCGTAAAAGTCGCCGCCGAAAACGCCGAAGATAATTTAGCAATATATATATTTTTTTCTCGATATATTGTATAATGTCAGAATTAGAACACCAAGACAAGCCTTCAGAAGGAGGAAAACGCCGAAGAAGCCCTAGACGTAAAAGTCGTAAAGGACGTAAAAGCCGCAAAGTTAAGCGTAGAACCGCTAAAGTAGGAAGCAAAAGCAATCCATACAAAAATAAAACCGCTTGCATGAAAGGACGTAGAAGTGGAAAAGTTTTCTTTAAAAGAAAAGGACGTGTAGTTTCTATGAAGAAAAAGAAATAAATTAATTAGTATTTTTATTTAAATATTTAAATTTAAATAAAACATAATGAAAACATTAATATTTGGAAGTGATCACGCTGGATTATCATTAAAAAATTTTTTAACATCAGTATTGAGTGTTGAATATGATATTAATATTATTGATATTGGAACATTCACAAATGATAGTTGCGATTATCCTGATTACGCAAAAGAAGTATGTGAATCCGTATTAAATATTGAAAAATCTTTAGGTATTCTTATATGTGGTACTGGTATTGGTATGAGTATTGCTGCTAATAAAATAAAAAATATACGTTGTGCTAACTGTTGTACGGAATATATGGCCGTAATGGCTAGAAAACACAATAATGCTAATGTTATTTCTATTGGTGCTCGTACAACATCCAGTAATCTAGCATTTGAAATAGTTAAATCATTTTTAACTACAGAATTTGAAGGAGACAGACATAAAAGACGCATTGATAAATTAAAAGAACTATATAATTAATTCCAAAAATCAATATTAACTGTATTTGCGTTTAAATATTTTTTGTCTATAATATTTTCAATATTGCTAGTAAAATATTTTTTGCTTACTATTAATTGTTTTTCTTCTTTACATTTTCTACAATATAATTTATACAAGTTTATATAATTGATATTCATTTCTTCATTATTAAAAGTTAATTTTTCTAATATTTCAAAAATTGATTTTTTCTTATCCCATAAATCGCAAACTACTCCTATAATATATTTTTTTTCGTGTATTTCTATTTCCTTATAAAAATGATTTATAATGTGTCTTATTTTTCTCTCTGATAAAAAATAATTTTTGTAATCTGAATGAGGTCCAAAATTATAACTACGTAACCAATTAAAATATATATCTTTTATTTCACTTATTTCTATACATTCATCTAAATTTTGTTTTACATTTTGTTCCCAAAACTTTTTGAAACACTCTACGTATAAAATATGTATACTTGTACATTTCATAAAAGAGTCGCTTTCAGCATTCCATTCAAATTTTTTCTGTAACTCTTCTTTTAATGTTTTTTGATACAATGGTATTGGTATATTTTTCTTTTTTATCCAATCTTTCCATATATACACCATATCTTCCCACGATATCTTTAATTTTTCATCAGTTGAAATAAAATCTCCCACGAAATCATCCACAATATTTTTTGAATTTTTGTCTATTAAATATGTTATTGTTTCATTTAATGTATTTTTTTCATATTGTAAATATTTATCCGCATCTCCATATTGCTCTGAATAATGTGTTGCAACAACAATGAAATCACAATAATGTTTTTTTAACATTTGTTCCCATGATTCCGTCATCAAAATACTGTTGTCAAATTCAATAATTCTACATAATTTATAATTATGGGAATGCCATTTGTATTTTATATTTTTTATACAATTGGTTCTCCCTAATAATTCACATATATGTAATTCAACATAATCTATGAAATCTTTTGATTTTTCTGGCAATAAATAAATTTTATCTAGATTTTTTTTTAAAATACAATCACCAATAATTGTTAAAATATATTTACTATATGGTTTTGATAAACAAAAAATATTCATATATTTTAAAATATTTTGTATTGTGTATGAATCTGGTATACTATTTAATATACTTTGTTTTTTTATAGAATAAATTATTTTATTTTTTAATGCTTGTTTTTGCTCTGGTGTAACAATATGATTATGAGAAACTGTATTTAAAATACTATATAATATTGCGTCTTCTTTTACTATTTCATAACTTTTCCCATCATAAACTATAAATGTATCATTTGTTTCAATGTAAAAGTATTGTTTGTTTGGATTATTAATAAAATTTAATACAAAATTTTTTAAATCTTTTCTTAGTTTACCTGTATGTTTTACCTGATATTGAATTAAAAAATCCGTTAATTTTACGTTTAAAAACTTTTCTATTTGGGAATAATAATCCCCGTCGTCGTAAGAAGCATTATAATATTGTTCTACAATACTATTTAGTTTTAATGTTATATTATTCATTAACTAAATATGTATTTTATTTTTAAGTTAATTATTTTATTATTTATAGAGTATTATAAATAAGTATTTAAAGATTACAAGGGTAAATTATTATATATATGCCAAATGTTCTTGAAATAAAAACAGTTCAGATTGCGCCTTTTCGTACATTAATGACTGCTTTAAAAGATATTTTGCTTGAAACAAATATAACTTTTTCACAAGAAACCACAGATGAAAAAGGAAATATAGTACCAGCAGGTATTCGTATTATTAATATGGATAAATCACATACAATATTGGCGCATTTATTTCTAGACGCTGTTAAATTTGAACATTATTATTGTAAATATCCTAAAATTATTGTAGGTGTGAATATGTTTCATTTGTTTAAACTTATAAATACAATTGACAATGATGATACACTTACTATTTATATTGATGAAGAATGGTATAGTGATGGTGTAGTTGAATTTCTAGGTTTAAAATTTGAAAATGGTGACATACAACAGTGTAAAAATCAAGAATTAAAATTAATAGAACCTGATGATGAAGAATTAGATTTACCTAAAAATATCAGTTTTTCATCTATAATAAATTTACCATCACAAGATTTTCAAAAAATTATTCGAGATCTTAGTAATATTTCAGAGAGATTGGAAATCAAGTCAGTTGGTAGTGAGTTGATTTTTAAATGTCAGGGTCCTTTTGCTACTTGCACTGTAAGGCGCGAAGAGTCAGAAGGCGGTATGGAAATTATTGAAAAACCTGATAGTAATGTTGTTATACAGGGTGAATTTTCATTAAAAAATTTAGGTTATTTTATTAAATGTACCAATTTATGTAGTTCAATTGAAATGTTTTTAGAAAATGATTTACCTGTTATTGTTAAATATTCTGTGGCTTCATTGGGTGAAATTAAATTATGTTTAGCACCATTACCACCAAATTAAAACCACGTTTTTTGAGATAAAATATTAGAATTATATGTTGAAACTGGTCTACTCAATGGAACTGCTAAAGTAGAAACATCATTTTTATATTTAATGTATGCTTCTGCTTCGCCAATTATTTGAGGAATTGCGTAATCTAAAACATGTTTGTTTAATTCATTAATTTGCATTTGAATATTTCCTGGTAAATTTCTAGAATTTTGAAGAAAAATACTTCTCATTATAATCTTAAGTGTATCTTCATCTTGTTTTCCAATTTGAAATCTAGTTCTAGATTCTTCATAAACACCTTTTATTAATTGTTGTTGTAAACTATCAATATTTTCAACTGAAAAAAAGGCTCTCGATACAGCATTTGCTTGCATACTTCCAGTTAAAGCTTCATCGTATGATGTTGATTTTTTATTTAAAGGGACTTTTTCATATAAATTAAATCTATCTTTAACATTATTTCCTAATATGTTTACTCTACCGTTTATATTCATTATAATAAATCAATAGAAAAAATAATCTATATTTAAATATATATATAATGGAAATAGGTGGATTTCAAAAAACTGTCTTATTAGTTGCTATAGGTATTCTATCGGTTGCTTTATTTGGTATTGCTGTATTGTTAATGAAAGAAAAAAGAAAAAAAGTATTTCCAAATGAAATACCAGAATGTCCTGACTATTATCAAACTTTAGATTCAGGTTGTTCTTTAGCTTTACCATTTAATGAGGTTTCAACTAGAAGTGAAGATCCTGGTGGTTGTGCTAATCCCGGTAAAATTTTTAAAACACAAGCAAAATACACTGGAGCAAATGGTCGTAGAGAAAAATGTAAATGGGCTAAAAGATGTGGTTTAGCGTGGGATGGTGTTAGCAATCAAAATTTATGTTAATTTAATAAAATTCAATTATATTAAATGAACATGAAATATTTAGAGACTTTACCTGATGATATAAAAAATCATATTTTGCTTTTTATTCCAAATACATTTATGCGTTTTGTAAATAAATTTTATTCAGAAATACACAGAAATTACGTAACAAATATATTAAGAGATTGTCCAAATAATTTGATTCGCTCTATTATTCGCCAGGATGATCATTTATGTTTAAAGACCGCAATAAAATTAAATTATATAAAATGGAATAAAACTAAAAAATTTAAATACAAAACTCAAAAGTTTCCGAATTTTTATTATTATGTTAGGTTTTTATGTCAATTTTATCAAGCAAATAAATGTAAAGAAACTATGATAGAATTTGAAAAAAAAAAGTATATTTATGAAATAACTAGATGTGAAAAAAATAAAAAATATAAAAAGTCATGGTTTAAATAATATAAAAACATAAGTAATATTTTTATATTAAAATGTTTATTGATTTTTACTCTATACATTCAATAAACAATGGTAAAGTAATTATTGGATATACAGAATATTTTTCAAAATACTTTCATATTACCGTTACAAAAAGAAATTATCAGGATATTAAAGATATACCATCTAATCGTAATAATGTTATAATTAAATCTAATAATGATTACTTTTTAATCCAATGTATATTTTACACACAATATATTAAAAGCAATAAAATTATTAAATTTGATTATAAAAAACACAATATTCCTGAAAATATTTATCTTATGATTATTTCTTTAATTTGCGTACGTTAATAAAATATAGTTTATATAAGTTTTTTTATATAAACACAATATTATTAATAATATAAATGGAACAATTAAATTTAAATGTTTTATTAAACCGAATGGAAGAAGAAAAAAATTTAATTGAGTATTTGAAATATTTTGAAGAAAATAAAAAAGATTTACTTACAAAACGTGGGGTTTATATTTATGGAGCACCTGGCATTGGTAAAACTATTTTTGTAGAGAATATATTAAAAAAATTAAATTATGATATTATTAAGTTTGATGCTGGAGATATAAGAAATAAAATGGTTATTGATACCATTACCAAACAATGCATGTCTGACAAAAATATTATTTCAATGTTTCATAAAAAAACAAAACAAATCGCTATTATTATGGATGAAATTGACGGTATGAATAGTGGAGATAAAGGTGGTATCAATTCTCTTATTAAACTAATAAGACCTAAAAAAACAAAAAAACAAAAAAAAGAAGATACTACTATGATACCTATTATTTGTATAGGTAATTACCATATTGATAAAAAAATTAAAGAAATGATGAAGGTATGTATAAAAATCGAATTAAAAACACCAACTACACAACAAATAAAAAATATTGTTCAATTGATTATGCCAAAATTAGAATGTGATTTGATAGAAAGTATGGTTAGATTAATACAAGGTGACTTAAGAAAATTACGTTCATCATATGATATTTACAACAATCAACAAAGTATATTAAAAAATCAAATTGTTAAAAATATGTTTCAACCAAAACATTATAATGAAGATACTAAGTTAATAACTAAAAAATTATTAAATGATTATTATACTATTAATCAGCATCAAACAATTATGAATGAAACAGATCGCACTAGTGTTGGTTTATTATTTCATGAAAATATTATTGATGTTATTGAAGAATATGATAAAAAATATAGTATACCATTTTATGAAGAAATTTTAAATAATATATCATTTTCAGATTATATTGATAGAATTACATTCCAAAAACAAATATGGATATTTAATGAAATGAGTTCTTTAAATAAAACATTTTACAACAACTTTTTGTTACATAAGTTTATGCCTAAAAAAAAGCACTATAATCCTGCAGAAGTGCGATTTACTAAAGTTTTGACCAAATATTCTACTGAGTATAATAATATGTTGTTTATACAAAATTTATGTAAACAATTAAACATGGATAAAAACGATATGTTTAGTTTTTTTTTAAATTTAAGAAATAATAAAGAACATGAAGATATCATAGAAATGTTCAATGATAATTATGAAATAGGTAAATTAGATATCAATAGAATTTATCGATACATAGACAATTATACTGTATACAAAAATCTCGAATAAATAATTATAACAACATTTAATTATTTATTTTTTTATTTTTTTAAGATAGTCATTTATACTTTTTGCTTTTCTATCACCATTGTATTCGTCTACTTTATCATTATTATCATCTACTAAAACTATAGATGGAAAACCACGGATACTAAATTTTTCTACTAAATCTGGCTTTTGTTTTCGCTCGTAATCTTCTAATTTTATATGAGAACTGTTTGTTGTTTTTAATTTGTCCCATTCAGGTTTCATACTTTCACAATGTGGGCATCCATCCATGTGGAAAAATATAAGTTTTTTTCCTTTTTCTAATGATTTTTTACCAAAAAATCCTTCAATTAAATAATTTTTATAATTCCAATTTCCCCACATTAATCCTTTATAAATGTATCTACCTACAAAAAATATTGCTACTACTGTTAATACTCTAACAATAATATGTCTTTTTTTAAAATCACGTAGTAACGCACTAATTGATTTTTTCATTTGTTTCAACATTATAATATAATCAAATATATTTTTTTTTTCAAAATTTTTATTGATTTATATAAAATGTTCTCATTTCTTTATTTTTTATAAAATTCTTTACTTTATAACCTGTTTGTTTTACAAATTTTGGATTAGGATTTACCAATAATCTTCTTTTATCAAATGTATTATTGTCATGCGCAAATACTAAAATACTATGTCTTGGATCTAATTGAACAAAAGGTATAGTATAATTTTTAAGAAATTGTTTTTCTTCTGCCATTTCTGCTTCATCGTCATATTTTGTTTCTTTTAATAATTCTCTTTTAAACGCAAATGTTCCTGCCGTCGCATGTCTATGACCATATGGACCAAATTCCCATATATTTTCTGTGTCTTTAAAATAAATGTGCACTATACTACTTCCAGAACATAACGCATCTTTTTTTGCTGCTAATTTTGAAACCGCATGTGATACTCTTGTTGGTGGATAATAATCATCATCGTCCATATAAACTATTATATCTCCTGTTGTTTTTTCATGCATTAAATTTCTTTTTTTTCCTAGTTTCATTTTTTCTGGATAATAAAAATATTTTACACCTGGTACATCTTTAAATAAATCTTCTACTTTATCATCACCATCATCTATTACTATCCATTCAATTAATTCTTGTGGATATGTTTGATTTAGATAACATTTAATTAAAAATGGTATAAATTTTCGTCTGTTATATGTAGGTGTACATATACTTACCGTTTTTCTTCCAGCACCACCATTATTGGTTTTTCGTTTAGTTTTTTTTCCCATTGATAAACAAAATATTGTTATATTATTAAGTTATTTTAAATTAAAATAAATTGAAAATAATTTAAATAAATTTAATCCATATAAATTAAACATGAATATTCAACAAATAGAAACAGAAAAAAGAATCATTGAAAATCTATACGGAATGGATATGTCTGTATTGGATAAATTGGATTTACACGTAACAATCAATGGTGGTCTATCCACTGAAGATTTAATTAAAACCATTGAATTTCATAACTTCACTGTAGAATCATTTAAATATTTGATAGATAAAATTAATAGGCATCGTGCTACTTATAATACTATAGGACCATTCTTATTTCGCGATAATGGCTGGTATAATATTAGAGAAAGAAAATTAGATGTTATTAAAAAATTAACTGAAGAAAATATGCGACTTAAAAAGGAATTACTAGAGTCTAAAAAATATATTAATGAAAGAAATACAACATTAAATCAAATCATTGATAATTTAAAACTAGTATCTAACTACTAAGTTTAGTTTAATAGTTTTGCTATAAAATTTCTTTTTTTTGTTTTATTTTTTCTTTTCTTTTTTGATTTTTTTGTTTTATTTTTTTTTGGTTTACTTTTTTTTTCATCAGGACTATATTTTAAAAAATAAAATTCCCATTCTTTTCCTCCTCTTTTATTTTTTAGTTCTTTAAATTTTTTTGATTTTTCAAGTCTTATATCTTCTAGTGTTTCTTGTTTACCATAACAATCCATACTAAATCTTCGCAATAAACCTTTTTGTTTTAGTCTGTTTTTTTGTTGTATGTCAAATAAATATTGGCACATACATAATATTCTATCTGGATCGTAATATGTTCTATCTACAAATAAAAATGCCATATAAAAACTTAATAATGTATCTAGTGTTGCTATTTTGATTTTTTTCTTATCTTGTGTTATTGTATTGTAACTATGACATGCTAATGGTTCATATATAAAAACCACCGTTTCATCATTTATTGCTACTTCGTAGTGCTTTGCTATTATTTCACCTACACCTGGATGTTCATATATTTCAACATTTTTAAAATCATTATTTTCTAAGTGTTCTTTTAATAAAAATGCCGATTGCTCTGGATCTTCTGATAAAACATCAAAATCAGGTATATCTGGTATTTTTTTATTTTCATAATTTCTTAGCGTTTTAAAGTAATTTTTGTGAGCAAACGCACCAAAAAAAACTAAACCTTGATTTATTAAATTTTGTTTTACTAAATGAAATAGTTCCGAAAAATGTTTTTTGTCTTCTAATTTTGAATCAAAAATACGTTGTATCATTTCTGTATTGCAGTTTTTACTTTTTAATGGATAATTTCTATTTAAGATAGTTAGACGTTTTAATACCTTTTCCCATCTTTCTGTATTTCCTTTTGGTCTTGATAATTCTAAAAACATTAACATTCTAAGATAATCTGGCGGACAATAATAAATGCCACCTATTTTTTTACCTTTTTGTTTTAGTTTTTCGTATAATGATTTATCAATATGTGTTATATCGGCTACTGGTATAAAATTAACAAATACTTTAAATGTTCCAGCATGAACACCCGCTTTTGCTTCTACTTCACTAAATCCTTCTTTATGATATATATCTGCTAATTTTTTTGCGTCGTTTACTGGATCTGGTGAAAAGAAATCATAATCCGGCAATTCAATAGATTTATCATAAAATTGTTCATCTATTGGTAAAATATTGTTTATCGCTGTTCCACCATAACAAACTCTTTTTGTACTAATTAAAAATTTTTCAACTATTTTTATTATTTCAATAATCTCTGGATTATTCATTTGCTTTTTTTTTGTGTTTGTTGTTATTTTGTCTACAGCACTTCTTAATATTGTTAATTCACATTCATGAAATGTCATTTTTCTTGTACAAGACATAATATATACTATATTGATAAAATATATTATGTTTACATATCACCGGGTAATTTCATCATTTTGTCAACAGCACCGGAATTAACTTGTTGTTTAACTCTAGGATCCATTTCTGTTGTCATACCTAAACTCTTAGATTGTTCTTCATCCTTTGTAACATATGTTTCCCACATTCTTAAATTGTCTGGTTTTAAAATAAAAGCAGAAGAAGATTTGTTAAACTTATTACAGTATGCTTTAATATCATTAACAATATCTCCATTTGATAACCCTAAACAAACAGCACCTATTCCTTGTTTATGACAATATTCAGAATTATTATAATTAATGCTATTACCCTGATCCATTTCATCTGGAATACAAATAGTTAACATTCTTTTACAAGTATCTTTTAAACTTTCTAAATTGTGATTATTTATTACATCTTTTGTTAATCTATATAATTCTGTTCCTTGACCATTTGTTAAATTAATATAGTCTTTAAAAGAAGAATTTAACATTGCTGTTTTATCATCATCATGACATATAATAACCACTCTACCCATTAAATTTGTTATTTTCTCATTGTTTAACATTTGACTATTTCCTTTACTTACTGTATGTTTTGTCCATCTTCTATTTGAAAAGTGATTTTTTACTTTATAAGCCATTTGATCGTAAATGTTTTTGTTTTTTGTTTTTATTCTAAATTGTAAGAATAATGGGTCACTATTATTAGGAGATATACCACTCCATGCCATTTTATTTATACTACTAAATACAGTACCTAAGTCTAGATGATTAAATGTACCCTTTTCACTATAATTATTATTATCACTTACTGCTACTACTGGTTTACCGTCAAATGAAAATATCTCAAAATCTAATAAACGAACACCACGACCAATAATGTGTTCTAATACTCTTTCATCGACAAAATTATTATGATATCCTCCACCAGAACAAGAATTAAAACTACTAAAAACAAAATAATCTCTTAGTTTTGCTTTTTCACCACTAGATGAACCAATTCCTTGTAATTCAGTTTCTGGCATTTGATACTCAAATAATGAATAATTTAGTTTTTTTAAATTTAATATTTTTATTAACCATGTCATTGTTCTCCATACTAATAATACAGCAATTACAATAGCAATTAAAAAAACTCCATACATATCATTTAAACTAAAATCCTCAGCACTCAATATTTCAGCCATTATATATATATATTAATTTAATATTTTCTATAAGATTTAATTAAATTATCATTTTAAAATAATTATATATTTTATATCAAATGCCTGGAGGTTTAATGAATATTGCTTCATATGGTAATGAAAATCTAATTTTAACAGGAAATCCAAAAAAAACTTTCTTCAAGACAACTTATCATAAATATACAAATTTTGGTATGCAAAAATTTAGAATTGATTATAAAGGTTTAAGAACTCTAAATTACAAACAAGAAACTGTTATGGATTTTAAAATTCCTAGATATGCCGAACTGTTAAATGATACTTATATTGTAATTAATATGCCTGATATTTGGAGTCCATTTCATTTTGATACAAATAATCATCCACGACCTTTAGAATTTAGATGGGTTGAAAATTTAGGTTCTATGATGATTAAAAATATTGAAATACATAGTGGTGGCAATATATTATCTCGCTATAGTGGTGAATATTTACATTGTTTAAAAGAACGTGATTTTAATGAAACAAAAAAGAAACTATGGAATAAAATGACAGGTAACATATCAAAATACAATAATCCAGCACTTAAAAACAATAATACAAATATGTATCCTAATGCTTATAAATCGAGTGATTTAGATATTGAACCTTCTATTCGTGGAGATAAATTATATATTCCTATTGGTTCATGGTTTTCAAATAATTCTAAATTAGCATTACCTTTAGTTGCCTTACAATATCAAGAAGTATTTATAAAAGTTACTTTTAATCCTATTAAAGATTTATATACTATTTTAGATGTTGAAAATATGGATATGGAAGAAGGATATGCACATCGAATATCTCCAAATGTAAATAATCCATTACATCAATTGTGGAGATACATTCAACCACCTTTAAATAAAAAAGCAACTGTATATGCTAATAATAGAGTTGATTGGAATGCTGATGTACATTTAATCGGTAGTTATATATTTTTAAGCAATGATGAACGAAGATTTTTTGCTCAAACCGAACATAAATATTTAGTAAAACAAGTGTATGAATATGAACATTTAAATTCGACTGGTTCAAGAATTGTAGATATTGAAAGTAATGGTATGGTTTCAGGTTATATGTGGAGATTTAGAAGAAGTGATGCGCATATGAGAAACGAATGGAGTAATTATACCAATTGGCCTTATAAAAATGTAATACCAATACCTACTGATTTAAGCGGAATAGATTTCTATAATCCATTTAATTATGAAATTACTGGTGATTTAAATGATGCTAATCGAAAAATGATTTTAGAAGACCTCGCCATTCTAGCCGATGGAACATATAGAGAAAATGTTATGACATCGGGTGTATTTAATTATATAGAAAAATACATTAGAACTGATGGATGTGCTGAAGATGGATTATATGTTTATAATTTTTCAATAAATAGTAAGAAAAATGATTATCAACCATCTGGAGCTTTTAATACTTCTAAATTTAAATATATTAGTTTTGAATTTAATACTATTCAACCACCTGTAAATCCTGAAACAAATGATATATCGGTTATTTGTGATGATGATGGTGAAATTATTGGTGTAAGAAAAAATGTTTTTGATTTAAATGAATACAATTATGATTTGAAAATTTTTGAAGAAAGATATAATGTTATTGTTATTAAAAGTGGTAATATTGGTTTGTTATATGCTCGTTAAATATAATTAAGTTTAAAATTATATTTAAAATAAGTTGAATAATGAGTTATATGCTGCTGGTTTTTTATTTGGATCTTGTGGATGATAATCTTTAGTATATGGATCACCATATAGTTGCGCTCCTACACGATTTTCATATAAATAATCACCATACTTTTCATCGCTTAATGCTGGATTATTACCATACATATTACTTGTTGACCTGTTTATATTTTGTTTTGGTTGCCCCATACTATTATAAGGAGTTTCATTCTCGTTTGCTAATTTATTTACACCCATTGTATTATTTGAACCAGCGCCGTTTCTTGATTTTTGTAAAGCTACTAGTTCATCAGGAGTAAATTTGCGATTTAAAGCATTTGATTTATTTAATCCAACACCTTCTTCATCTACTTCTATTAATTCTTTCCCACATGAGTCACATTGTTTCGAATAACGGCAACCATCTCTTTCTAAAATATATGGTTTACCTGGACCACTCTTATCATAATTTACATAATCTTTGTCATATTTATTCATACAACGATAAGGGCAATGTCTATAATATTTTTTTCCATCTGCTGTTTCTTTTGTTATTATTTTACTATCACAATTTCCTGTAATAAATACTGGTTTTAAACAATTTTTTGCGCACTCTTGAATTTCAGAGTCTGCATTATCTGGTTGGGTTGTTTCTTCTTTTTTTGGTTCAGTTATTTGTATACCAAACATTAATTCTAATGTTTCTTTATCTATTTCTGTAACACTTTTACCATCGTTATCTTTTACAGGTTGGTTGTTTTCATCAAAAAACATGCTTTTTACATGATTATATTCTTGATCTGGCAAGCCATTGTCTTTTAATATTTTTAACAATTCGACAGTTTTTATTTTTTGTTTTGTTTTAAAGTGATTCCATAATATTTTATTTACTTTTTTATTAAAATCCTCTTTCTCTTTTTCACTAAAACCTTCAAACGTTTGATAAAAATATCTTACAACGTCTTTTTTTATATTGTTAAATACAAATAAAAATAAAACCACAATAAATATATTTAATAAAAGTTTCATTATATATATTATTTTAATATTATTTTTTACAGTAAAGCATTGTTGTAAAATCACACACACTCATATTTTCTTTTAAAGCCCACATCCACATAAATAATTTCAACACCATTATAATAACAAAAACTAATATTGTATTAAATGCCAACTTTATATTCTTTTTTTCTTTTATATCTAGTAATATAACACCAAAAATCATAATAAAAATTAATTCAATAAATATCATTACAAAAATATGCATTATATATTAGACGAACATTATATACTCTAATTCCTAAATTATATAATAATTCTTATTTTTATTATCTCTTAAGTATGTATCATGGCAGTGGATACTAAAAGAATTGAAGCAATTGGAAATATTGTAAAAAATGCATTGTTGAATTCGTTGAAAAAAATAAGACAAGTATTATTATATTTTTTTATAGCATTTAGTAATATTTATTTGATTAAACATATGATTATATCATCAGATAGTCCAGATTATCAAGAGAGTGCTGCGATACATTATGATACAAAAAAATCACCATATGATGGCCCTGACCCATCAAAATTACCAACACCATATGATATGCAGCAACCACCTGACAAAAGAGAGGAAAATCCTAGTGGAGGAGATATGGTAGCCGAAATACAACGTTCCGCTGTAGGTGGTGCTATGAAAATTTTTTATAGTATGCAAAATAGTATGAAAAAATCTTTAGGTGGTAATGTTGGGAAAAAGAAATGTCCTAGTGATATTGCCCCTGACCCTAGCAAAATAAAAAAACAAGAAACAAATGCTTTATGGTTCAAGTTGCTTTTAATTAGTTTATTTTTACCATTATATTCATTATTTGGTATTATGATTTCTTGTTTTATTGCTTTTATAATGCCTTTTGCTGCTTTTTGGAAATATAATACAAATCCTCATTGGGCTGATGATGAAACGACTGGTAAACCCGGTTATAGTGAAATGATTGGCGAACCAGAAGATGATAGTTTTCCAGCAAAAATGGGAGCAGCAATAAAGGCTTGTTTTGTTGGTAAATTATTTATGGCTCACTGGATGTGGACTATTTTTAAATGGTTCATGGTTGGAATTGTTTTTGGTGTTGCTGATTTTATCTATGTTTTTATTAAATTATTTTTGGTACTTATGATATCACCACTATTTGATTCATTTAATAGTTGCTTACCAAACAATAGATTATTTTTCCCAAATATATTCTGGTCATTTAGAAACGTAATTTTAATGATTATTAATTTACTAATTATTTTTAATGCAATTGACCAAGGTTTGCCGGGCGAATGGATTACAGGTTATATTGCCGCACTTGTCATTATATATTTTAAATTCATGAAAGGAGGTAATAAAAATGAAGGACTAAATAGAAGAGAAGTTGCTACAATAAATTTGTCATAAATAAATAATATAATTTTGTCATATTATTTATTAATATTCTGGTTTGTGTCTTTTAAAAATACATCCGTGTGTTGATAAACCTTCTATATTGGTTATTTCATTTGGATTTTGAAACATTAAATCTGTAGTCCAAACCTTTATTATACAAAATGCCTTTTTTGGCGAAATTGTAATACCTGTTATGTTTTTCATTAATATTTTGTTATTTGATAATGTTTCTCCTAATAAAGAATAACTTAATTTTTTCCATATATCACTTACTTTTTTGTTGTTTACTTTAAATGAAAAACATCCACCTTTTCGATTTTTTGGATCTTCCCAAGATGGAAATATATCTTTTCTCATCAAAAATAACATGCAGTTTTTGACCATTGCTTCAGGAATAATATTGTATAATGATACAATTTCTTCAACGCTTGAAATTTCTTGTATTGGTATATAACTTTTATTCGACCAATCAGTTACATGTGGTAAATGTGCCCACAGAACCCATTTATCAGATAAAGTATGTGTCGATAATTTTCTTTCCATTACTGCTGAATTTGAGGTCATATTATGTAATATAATAATATCAATTTTTTAAATACGTTTCACAATAAATATATTAACACGCATCGCTGTTAATTTCGTATGTATTATTTGTAAATAAAATACTATCATATTGTTTCAATTCATGCATTTTTATATTTGAATCTATTATATCTAATTTATAATCATTATCTAACGTTATATTGTAGTAATAATATAAATACCATTTTAAAAATGTTATATCTAATATTTGATTGCCGTTTACATAAAATGAATCTAAATATTCATTTATATCTATTGACTTTTTCTTATTGTGTAATAATATTTGAATAAATGGTTTTTCTATTGTAACAATATCATTTAAATATTCCAATTGCTTTGTTTTTGGTATATCTAAAATATATTTTATGTCTATTTCTTTCCAATATTCTTTATTTTCAATCATTTTAGATACATATACTCTTCGTTCACCATTATATTTTGTTTTAATCATATCATAACACTTAATTAATTTATCAAATGTATATTTATCATTTTTTATTGAATTTGTATTTTCATCAATAATTAAAGTATTCCATTCATGTTCTTTTTTTTCTTCTGGTTCATTTACTATTACATTACTATTTGCTTCATTATACATCTCTTTTATAGTGTCTTTTAAAATTAAACTTTGCTTTGTAATTTGCCAGGATGCTTCATACATAAAATTTTGTGTTTTTTCAGGATTTATAACATATGATACGCCTAAGAATAAACCTCCTAAACATACTGTATTAAATAAATAATAACTGATTTCATAAATCATTATTATTTATAATAGACAAAATAAATTTAAGTTATTTATGAATAATTTATTACTAAAGCACCTAAATTCTTCATTTTACCTAAAAAATCTGTTTTTTGTTTGTCATCTAATTTCAACATAGTATCTGCCTTTAAATCATTGTGACATCTTACTCTTTTTTGAAGATTTAAAATTTTCATGCATTTTTCTACACCTTCTTTGAAAAATACAGCGACATCTTTTACACCAATACTTGATAATACCTTTTCTATTGTGTAATTATTGTATTTTTCTGTAAACAATGGATCTGTTGTTGGATTTGCTTTTAATGGAGAATTTGGATTACTACTTACTAATTCATCCATTCTTGTAGAAAATTCTATTCCTTTTTCAGGGGTCATTTTAAACATGATGTGCTGTAATGCTTTTGTATAGCATTTATCCATATCTTTTGGTTCTTTCATATCTAAACATTCACTTGCTTTTTTCTCAAATTCTTCTGCAACAGAGTCATCTGCCAAACTTTTTAATATACTTCTAACCATTGTGATATGCATTTTTGCAGTTCTTATATGCGATTGTCTCTCTTTTTCTATTTTTTGTTCTTTTTCTCTTTCTTCTAAATCTTTATTATTTGGTCTTAAAAAAGGATTCTCAAAATGTGCTTGTGCGTGTTTCAATAAAAATTTTTTGTGTTTTAATTGTTCCATATTATCTGAACCAACAACGGATGCTTTTATTGATGGAGTTTTTTTATTTTCTTTTGGTTTTACTGAAGTATCAGTATTTTGTTTTTTTTGTTCTTCATTTTTTTTAATTTGTTCCTCTCTTGTATCTAAAATTTTAGTTTCTCTATCATAAACTTGTAAACGTCCAGATGATGGATCTAATCCAAACATAACAAGTAAAATACTAACAATTACAGTCATAAATATAAAAGGTACAAATACTATAACCCATGATACTATGCCTAAACCATTAGCACAAAGACTGTTCAACAAAACAACAAATAACAAAGATATTAGTAATTTAAACATAGCCGTATTATATTGTCCTTTTACCGTATCTATAACTATTTGTGTTACGGAAAAAACTAAATATACTAATGCTGGCGGACATAATGATGAAAATGCCATTTATATTATATTGTGAAAAAAATACCATCTTTAAAATATCCTACTTTATCACCACAATCACCATCATCTAAATATTCATATACCTTACCATTTATCCTATCATTAGTATAATATAGTTTTCCTTTAATTGTTACTTCTTCTACTTCAATATCTAAATCACTTTCCTCTTCATCTTCCTCTTCTTCTTCCCCTTCCTCTTCTTCTTCCTCTTCTTCTTCCTCTTCTTCCCCTTCCTCTTCTTCTTCCTCTTCTTCTTCACCTTCCTCTTCTTCTTCCTCTTCTTCTTCCTCTTCTTCTTCCTCTTCTTTTTCTTCTTCAAATAACTCGTCTATTTTTTTATCTACTTTTTCTTCTTCCTCTTCTTCTTCATCTTCTTCTTCCTCTTCTTCTTCCTCTTTTTCCTCTTCTTCTTTATTTTTTTTAACTAAATTTATATTATTTTTTTCTGGAGTAACACTAGCAGCATCAATTTGTAAAGCATCATCATCTTCATCTTCTGAATTTGTTATAGAATAATCACTATCTTCATTATCACTATGGTTTAAAATGGAATAAAAATTATTTAAATTATTTAATTTACTAGATTCATCTATTAAAACATTTTTTACATCTTCTCTATTTGATTGATTTGTCAAAATATCCTTATCATCTGCTGAACATGCTTCTATTTCTTTAATTTCCAATGTTACTTTATTTTTACCTACATTTTTATAATGTTCCAATTCACTTGTTAATAATCTTATTTTATTTAACAATACCATTTTTTGCTGATATAATTTATGTGTTTCATTTCTTAAATATTCCACATTTCCTTGTAATTTACGTACTAATGGTAAATTTTGTAATTGCAAAAAATTTATATGTTCTTCTTCACTTAATTTTATTTTTTCACTCAATAATTTTGCAACACTATTAGAAAGTTTTTCATATTCTTCACTCATTCTTTGTTTTACTTCTTCTTTCACGGATAATTCCATATATTTTAATAAAATATATATCGTTTAATATATTTTTTATATTTATTAACTAATATTATATGAGTGAAAATACAACATCACGCGAAGAAGAAATAATAAAATTAGTTCAAAGACAAACTAATTACGATGAAGAAACTGTAAAAGAAAAATTAAAAGAACACAATAATAATTACATTAATGTTATTAAAGAATATGTTATTGGAACAACAAAAAAAACAGAAGTAAAAGAAGAAATAAAAAAAAGTGTTAATCAACAAATATTTGGCGAAATTCGTGGATTTATGGACGATGTAAACAAAAATTTTGAACGTAGAAAAGTTTTAGCAAAAAGACAATTATATTATCAACAGGCTGCTATGGCAGCAATGAATGAAAAACAAAAAAAACAAAACGCAATTTTAAATAGAAAAAATGAAACAATACAACAAAATAAAAATGATCCAACACCATTTGAAAAACCTACATTTGAAAATGTTTTGCCACAAAAATTACCAGATGGTACATTGAGTATGGAAGATATTTCTAACAATAACATCCCACAAATTTATAAAGAAAAAAATCAAGTTGTCAGTATGATCAAACATCCACCTAATAAATTCAGTAAAAGTTTGTAAAATTGAATTAAATATTAATAGTTTATTTAATTCAATAATGGAACAACCTGAGTTATTATTAATTCCTACTACATATAAAAGTGTAATTGTATGTAAAAATATGCTTAGAAAATCACAAACTTTAAAAAAAGCACCAATATTACGAGAATTATTTAAATTAAATGATAAAACCACAAAATGGAAAGTCACTGATATGATGATAGATAAAAAAGGAAACATAACATTACTTAACGAATTAAATATTCATAGTAATGATTGGAACTCTTTATTAAAATTCATAAAAATAAATGATGAATCAAAAAAAAGTATAAATGAAATAATTGAACTCGATTTATTTACAGAAGACGAAGTAGACTCATTATATTATACATCTATAAAACTAGGAGGTATTCCAGATGTTGATACATTTTATTTAAATTATCATGAACAAGAAAAAAAGGAGAATTCAATTAGTTATAATCCTCAAGAACCAAAAGAAGATTATAAAAATATGTACACGTGGACTATTGTAAATGATCATAATCCAATGGAATCATATTCAGTGGTCAAAGAATTGCTAGATATAGGATATAGTTCTACAAGTCTATCATTTCGTCAAGGTGTGACTCAGTATTGGTATATGAAAAAAGAAAAAACAGCAATTGCTTAATTAGAAATATTAAAACTATTATTTAAAATATTTGACTTAGTTGTCTTTTTCTCACTACTTTTTAATCTGTATTTTTTATTATTTTTTGTTTTGGCCTTTTCTGTCAATAAATTATTATATATATTGGGTACATCATTGTTTTCTTCATATAATTCTGGTAAAATTTTTGTTAATGGTTTATCTACTACTAACAATAATGTATCATTTTTTAATAATTTCCGATATTCTTGTATTGATAAATTACCATAAAATTTATCAAGAGTATAAAATGGTGATGGTGCTGGTTTAATATTTGATTCATAATTATATACTTTTCCATAAATATTATTTAATAATGCGTATCTTTCCCACATAATAGATGTCGATATATCTTGTTTTTTTAAGTAAGCAACGGCACATTGTGGACTACAAAAACAACCATATACATCTATTCCATTACTATGTTGTCTTTTTGGAATATAAATAGTTGGATTATCAAATGGTTCTGTACACCAAAAACAACTACACTGTTTATCACTAAGATTATTATAATGTAAATTAATTTTTAATTCTCTTATTTTGTCATAAATCTCTTTATCATTTAAGTTTTCAGTATTATTATTTGTTGTTGTTTTTTGAACTACTTTCTTTTTTTGTTTTTTTTCATTTACTATTTCACAACCCAAACTATTTAATTTGTTGTTTGATTGTAAATTAAATGACTCTACGTTTTCTACAACAGGATTATAATTGATTTGTGATATTTCATCATTTTTGACATCCGTTGATTTACATTTTAAATGTAATATAACATTTTGTTCATGTTTTACTACAAATTTGTTTATTACTTGTGATTTTTTGATAATTTTACCCCCCTTGGGTTTTCTACCCCTTTTTTTGGGTGGTGGTTTCACTTCATTGGTTTTCTTTTTTGGCTTACGACCTCTTTTTTTTGGTGGTGGTTTTTCCATAATTCTTTATAAAAACATAAAAAGTAATTGATTTAAATACTTTTTATAAATACTTTATATATTATGTTATCTGGTTGGAAAATAATAAATAAAACACATTACACCATAATAAATAACAATTCTAAAAATTTAACAGATATTGAATACTTTAATTCATTTATATATCAAATTTATAATAAAATGGCTTTTAAAATATTTGATAATAATTTGGTTATATGTAAACCCAATACAATGATGGGTAATTATAATTTTATAAGATATTGCAATACAAACATTTCAAGTGATGTTAGTAATAAATTATTAGAAAGTGGTTTTACATTACGCGGTTCAGATATTAAAGGAAAAAAAGATAAATTTGGTGATGAATGTATTTATTGTACAAAAACCTGTATTGAAAAAAAAGGCAAAAGTTTTTCTAGATTTCGAAATATATTAAAAAGATATAAATTACATTTTGATACTATTTATAAAACCGGATACAATGACGATATAGATTTTGTTGTAAAACAATGGTCTAAACATAATAATTCAAAACATCAAATAAAATTACTCGATGTAATTAAACAATTTTTAAATATCGTAAATATTACACGAATATATTATAAAGATCAAATTGTTGGGTTTTCCATTGTTGAAATAATAAATAAAAACAATGGAATTATAATTCAGCGATTAATTAATCCAGAAATTAAAAATATTATTATCGAACCAAATATTTTAATTCATTATTGCGATTGTTTAAATAATCCAAATATGTTTTTAAATATAGGTGCTTCTAGAAATAAAAACATTAAAATAGCAAAACAAAAATTAAAACCTTTTCGGTTTCTTAAAATAAATCGATTGGTATCTAAAAAAAAATTTACTAAAGAAGATTGGAGTTATTTCAAGAAAGAGTTGCTATAAAACACTCTCTACATAAACAACTATAATTATCTACACCTACTACTATTTGTTGGGTTTCTTTTGATTTTCTATGTGTAAAAATAGACTCATTTGTTTTACAATTAAAACAAATCCCTTTTAATTTTCTTACAGTATCACTGTGTGGTATTAAATCTAAAATTTGTCCAAATTTCTTTTGCTGATAATCTCCATCTAAACCACATACATAGACAATTTTTTTATGTTTGTTTATAAGTTCAATAACAACTTCTGATAAATCATTGAAAAATTGTCCTTCGTTTATTAAAATAATATCATGATCTAACATTTCCAATAATTTATCTTTTAATGCTTTTGTGTAAATACATGGTACCTTGTATTTATTATGCGAAACCATATGTGTGTTGTCATTATATCTATCATCATCTAAACTGTGATTTATTATACAGCATTTAATATTTGAATGTTTATATCTATTTCTTATTCTTATTAACTCAGTTGTTTTTCCAGAAAACATTGGACCTAAAATAATTTCTAAATATCCAACAGTGAAATTCATACTATTTTAATATATAAATATTTTTTTATATGACCTTTTTAATATATATAAAAAAAAATACATTAAAAGTTTTTTATATTATTGTATAATGAACATAGCCCCATGGGTTGAAAAATATAGACCAAATAAATTTGACGATATAGTTTTAGAATCAACAAATAAACAATTACTTAAAAACATTATCAAAAACAATAATTTCCCTAACTTATTATTTTATGGGCCACCAGGTACAGGTAAGACAACAACTATAATAAATTTAATAGAAGAATATCAAAAAAAATATAAGCAAAAAAGAAAAGGCTTGAAAATACATTTAAATGCTTCGGATGATAGAGGTATTGATATTATCAGAAATCAAATAAATCAATTTGTAAATACAAAAACATTATTTGGTGATGGTATAAAATTTGTTATATTAGATGAAGTAGATTATATGACAAAAAATGCCCAAACAGCATTGAAATATTTAATACAACAATATTCTGAAAATATTCGGTTTTGTTTAATATGTAATTATATAAGTAGAATTGATTTATCTTTACAAAATGAGTTTATTCGATTAAGATTTTGCCAATTACCAAAAGATGATATATTATCATTTTTAAATCATATTGTAGAATCAGAAAAATTAAATTTAAATGAAAATAAATTACAATCTATACAAAAAATGTTTAAATCAGATATACGAAGCATGATTAATTATATTCAATCCAATCATTATAATTTACATGATATTACAGTAATGATTGATGATGAATTTTGGGAAGAATTAATTGTACAATTTAAAAAAAATGATAGTGAAAAAATAAAAGATTTTGTTAGTGAAACATCCGATAAATATAATATTCAATATATTACATTAATCAAACAATTTATAAATTATCTATTAAATAATAAGCCATATGTATTTACCAATAAATGGTTAGATGTTTTCAATAATATTATACATAATATTAATGTTAAAAACGAATATTTAATTAATTATTCCATAATCGAACTGTACGACTTATTTAATTCATTGTAATAACATTTCATTCTAACTCGTAATTTATTCATAAATAAATTAGGAGATTTTTGAGGATTAAAATTATTTCTTTTTAAATTATACTCATTTTGAATTTTTTGAAGTTTGCTTTTCTCTTTGGTTTGTTTTGGAACACGTTCCATTTATCTAAGTATAGAAAATAAATTGATTTAAAAATAATTAATATAATATTATAATATTAATATGAATAATGTAGATGATGAATGGGAAAAATATTTAAATGATGAAGACAATATTATGGATGATATAAAAGAAGAACACACACCAGAAATTATTATTCCTAAATGTAGTGAACTTTATATATCTACTAAAACGAAAATTGCTTACTTAAATACCGAAGTTGATTTAAATAAAATTTTTTGGGAAATTCCTATTCTTGATTATCACGAACCTATGGAAGGTGTTATAAAGAAACAAATAAAGGTAAATTGTGATACTAAAGACGAAGTAAAAATATTAGAAGAAAAAATAAAAAAAACTGACAATATTAAATATGACGTTATTCAACAAATTGATAATCCTAATGGTCGCAAAATAAAATTTAAAGATGTTCGTAAGATTAATATAGGTGTATGTAGTAATGATTTAATAACAAAAAAAAAGAAAAAGACAGGAGCATTTTATAACTGTTTTGTTTTAATTTATCGTTTATACTATAATAATAATTTCAAAGAAATGCATGTAAAGATATTTAATACAGGCAAACTAGAAATACCAGGTGTTCAAAACGATATATTATTTGAAATGATTCTTGAACGTGTAACAAAATTGTTAGAACCTTATTTTAAAACAGATATATTTATTGTAAAAGATAAAATTCAAACTGTATTAATTAATTCTAACTTTTGTTGTAATTATTACATAAAAAGAGATATATTATTTGATAAATTAAAATATAAATACAACTTAAATGTTATTTACGATCCGTGTTCTTATCCAGGTATACAATGTAAGTTTTATTATAATAAACTAAACGCAAATGTAAATGGACGTTGCTGTTGTCAAGAATCTTGTCATCAAAAAAAGAAAAAAAAGAAAATAAAAAAATTAAATAAATGTTCAGAAATTTCTTTTATGATTTTTAGAACTGGTAGTGTTTTAATCGTCGGTCATTGTACTGAAGAAATTTTAAATATCACCTATAAATTTATTATGAATATTTTAGAAAAAGAATTTTATGATATACACATAAATGTAAATTATAAAAAGAAGGAAAAAAAGAAAAAAAAGAAAATCAAAAAAACAATTTATTTATGCGAAAGTAACTATTAATTAAATATCCATTTTATAAATTTCTTTTTTGAATTACTTTCAAGATTATTTTGAAAATCAGATTGTAATGTTTTTTCATGTATTTTTTCTTTATTGCAATTTTTTGTTTTTAATTCAACCACAAAATACTCAACATATTGAAATAAATCATCACAATTTAAATTTTGTATAGTCATATACTTTATGAAATAAGATATAACATTAATTTTACTTATATTTATTTCTTTAAAATAATTCATATTTATTATTTTTTCTATCGTTTTTGTGTTCTTTTTTATCTTTTTGTGATATTTTTGTATATCTATTGTATCAATGTTTTCTTTTTTAAAAATATATGATATCAAATCTATATATAGTTGACAAGTATCAAAAATTATATTTACTTTTGCAGTTTCATCTTCAGTCATTGTTAATGTTTTTTTTTCTTGTTCATTTATTTCAAAAATAGTTTTTTTATATACAAATAAAATAGCATCTTTTGATGTTAGTTGTAAATATGTATTATCTTGTTCTATTATTTGACCTAAAAATTCAACATAATAATAAAAACCTTTTTTACAATGATATATAGTTATTTCTAAATTTTTACTATATATAAAAATAGTTGTAAAAATATAATATAACATACTTAATCCACGATTTATCAAAAATTGTTTATTATTATTATCTTTTAAGCTTTCATCATTATAACAAAAAATTAAATACTCTTGTATCATTTTTACAAATTCTTTAACTGCGGTTTGTGTCATATTGTTAGTTATTTGCAATTTTTTGTATAAAGCAGAATTATTTAAATTTTCTTTTTTATTCATTAAATTAATTAATTATTATATTTTTAAATAAGTATTTAAAGATTTAAAATAATTTTAATATAAAATATGAGCGTTGAATCTGAATCAACCGAAGCAAATTACCGACTTCCTTCTTCAACTACTTTACAACATGTATCAAAACTAAGTATTGTAGAAGACAAACCAATAATGTTTGATTATTGGACAAATTCTCTCGACAACAATGTTTTGATTGGTGTTCGTGAAAATGGTGAAAAACTATTGGTTAAAAGTGAAGACGAGTATACTAGTCCTGTTTCTAAAATTTACAAAGTAGAAGAAGAATATATCATAATTACGGAAAACTCTATATATTTAGTAAGCTCTGATATTCAAACAAAACGTATTAAATAATCGATAAATAATATATATTTTTATATATTAAAAATATATATGTCGGGTATAACAAAAAATAAGAAAATTTCAAATATAGAAAGATTTAAACCAGATAACAATAAAATGTTTATGCAAGGATTAGCACCAACCATTGGTAGAAGTGGTGCTATGAGTAGAAAAGTAAAAGTTCAAACTAGACCAGCACCTGAAAAATGCGTCATTGTAAATGATGAATACGGCATTATCAAAATTGAATATTATGATTATACACATAATCTTGAAAATAATACTTATGGTAAAATTAAATTTAATTTTATACCTAATTTTAGATGGAATGATACATATTATTGGGAATATGATATTATTACAGTAATGACAGAAGAAAATGTTAAAAATGAAAGAAATATATTGGAATTACAAGAAAAAGGACCATTTGTTATAGGTACCGATTTACCTGTAAAAGATCTAAAAATTATTATTAATGTTTATGAAAACAAAAATGATTTTACAACCTTATGTAAATTAACAAAAAATGGAATTGATGGATATGTTTACATTGTCGATGATAAATATTTACTAAATAAACAATTATTTTTTTCTAAGGCTATATTTGCCTATAATCAACCGGACGAAGAAGATAAAGATGTTCCATGGTATGGAACAAGTAATCCTACCGGATTAAATATTAATGTTGGTGTAATCGATGATGGTGTTGTAGATAGACATAAAGATTTTAATGGTACTGTTGTTAATGCTATAGATTGGCCATGGTATATTGTAAATGAAGAAGGAGGTAATTTTCCATATCAACAAGAATTTACATATGAAAATGTAGTAAACAATGGTAACTTAGAAAATATTATAAATGGTGGCGCAAATATTCCTGGATATAGCCATTACCACTATAATGATAGTATTGCGTGGACTAAAACAAATGGTGCATGGTTTAGAGCATCTACTATGACAAATGCTGGTGATAATACTGTTATCATGTTTGGAGGTGTTGATACTGGTATGGTTCATTTTAAAGGATTAGAAAATAGTCATTTTAATAAAAATTTATGGAAATTTACATACGATGAAAATACACCTGATAATTCTAGTTGGAGTAGATATGATAATCCCAATTTAACTGTGGATTGTATTTTACCAGATGGTATTACCGAAGGTACTGGTTCGGTTTATATTAATAATAAGTTTACTATTTTTGGTGGTAGTCATAGTATTGCTAATTTAGTTTTAAATGAAGATATGAGTTTTTCTGGTCAATTTTGCGAATTTAATTTAAGTAAAAATTTATGGATACAGAAAGATTTTAAAGTAGAACCTGTATTTTTTAGAGAACAAGACTCGAGTGGTAACATTAAAACTGTATCGAAAACTTCTAATCCAGAACCTAGAGCATATCATAAAATGGCTCCTATATTTTCCAGTGAAGGTATCCAAAACGCAACAAAATTTGTTATGTTTGGTGGTATTACTATAGATGAAGGGGATTTCTTTCATAATGTAGATGATAATGCTACATGGATTTACGATTCAACTAAATCTTCATGGTTACAATTACCTAATCATATATATGACCCTTCTGGTAGATATTTACATTCTATGGCTCCAGTTGGCGATAATAAAGTTGTTATGATGGGTGGTTATACACCGGAACAATGTGAATTTGAAGATAGATTTTTGGAATCAGAAAATAATTTGCTGGATACTTCTGTTACTTTTATAAAAAGCAAATACTATACTGATAGTGGTAAACCGGGTGAAGGTTCAGTATGGACATGTGGAACAAATGGAACTTTAAAAGTTAGTATATATTTTTCTGATATTATGCATCCTTCTAGACTAACATTAAAAAATCCTGTTGGTTATGTTATTCCTGTCGGAACAATTGTTCAACAATATTCTGCGATTGACGCTTTATTTGGTATAAGTGTACCGGTTGTTCAGGGTGTTTTAGCAGTAGAAACAAAGGTAACTGATACAGAATTAATTGTAAAAGATGTTAGTGGTAACTGGTTTAGACCTCCTGGTGATTTATATGATGGAAGTGGAAATATTTTAACACAACTCAATATTTTTATTAATGGTTTTGATTTTGGACCACTAAAACACGAAGAAAATGATTGTGTTCAACAAAATATCGATCAAGATATTGTTGGAGAACATTGGTATGATGTAAGTGGATGTAGAAGTAATAGTAATTTCCAAATGGATATAACTGATAAAAACACACATTTAAATTCTGTATCCGCATGGGACCCTTCTAGTAATTGGACTGGAAAACACCCTGCTGCCGCTTATGTTGCAGGTGATGATGATTATTTACATCGTGTTATTTTTATCAATGGTGAAAATTTAAATGACCCTAGTGATAATTATACTTTTGATATTTCAGCGGTAGATGTATCCCCATTTCGTAACCCATCAACAACTCTTAAATTTTCTACCAATAAAAATTTTACAAAAGGTGATGAAGTTTACCAGGGAGGTGAATATTTAGGATTTGTAAAATACTCTACAAAAAATCATACTCAAGTTGTTATTGATTTAGATAACGAATATGAAGAAAATATTAATTTACTGTTTGATGTTATTATTAATGATGTAAATCACGGTAAACCCATTGAAAGTGTTTTTAGAGAAGGAGGTGGTTATCCTGGTGGTAGTTTTGAAAATAGTAATTTTGATTTTGATATGGAGTTTGAATATGGTGGCGATATTCATACCTCAAAAGCAAATAGTAAATATGGTGCTAAAAGAAATTATATTGGTAACGTTTGGACCTTTAAAAGAACATATGGTATAGGTATGACATGGGGTACACGTGGAACACCTATGAGAGGTTCTGGTAAATATTTGTTTGTTTCAGCCGCAGGTAAAAGTTTATATAGAAGTGGTGATGGTGGTGAAACATGGGAAAAATTACTACATTGGGGCATTGATGACCCTGAATGGGGTAATGGTATTTATGACCCTAGTGGTGTAGGTGGTAGATATCGCCATGATCAACAATTTATTACTACTATTGATTGTTCAGGTTCACCAGACTTAGGTGTTAATGAAGGATTATCTGCTCATTTATATGGTAGTTATTCCCCTGTTTGGGTTGCTGGAACTTCTGGATTATTGGGTATGGGAATGAACCACGGTTCTGGTCCATGGTATTGGATTAATCCTTTGGCATTAGATAAAGGAACCATTTGGCATACTAGACAAAGCAACGCATATTTAGGTAAACCATTACAGACTGATGTTAATGGCCAACCTGTTAATCAAGTGCCGATTTATATACCTATTCCTGCTCAAATTGACGCAAATGGTGATGATTTTGCTGCTGAGCCAGATCCGGTATATAATCCACAACAAGTGATAGGTATGGACAATGTTATTATTAGAATCAGAGATTTCAGACAAATTTTAGATGAAAATGGCATGATTAAAGATGATGTAAGAGATAATTCATGGAATTCAATACCTAGCAAAGGAGGTGTGGCATTAGCATTTTGTTCAGCAGGAGGAGGACCTACAGCATTTAATAATCCATCTATGAATTCATATATATGGCAAAACAGTCAAGATATATTAGTTGCGCAATGGTCACCTAAAAAAGATTCTTCGTTTATTAATCATTATGTTTATTTTATGGAAACTGGCGTAAATAATAGTATGGAACAGCGACACTTTTTTGATCATGAAGAAATACAAAGGAGAACTGTTCCAAATGATTCATTGGGACCAGATATATTAGCAATTGATGATAATGGTATGCCTTTTAATATTTTTTCAAGTGACCACGCTGGTGAAATTTGGGCAGTTGGTGGAGCATGGATACCTAAAGAGCCTGAGGCAGTAGTATTAACATTGACAAGTAAAGGTGAATTTTTAGATGCTAAAAATTTTGCAGATAAAAAAGGTGCACATACGTGGTTATTTACTTATGACCCTGTTGTTCCTTCTATGTCGTATTGGATGGATTTAACTACTTTTGTATTTCAAGAAAATATTATATTTTTACAAAGTCAAGTTCCTACTGGAAGTCCTTTAACCCCACAGGGTGGTGGTGTTGGATATTTAATGTACCAACCAGATAGTGGTTCTCGTGCTTATATTGATGAAGTTTCTATTATTTATACCGATGATGATACAAATCAAACCACCCCATATTACAAAATTATCGCTAAGTGTATTGTTGGTAAAATAGATAGTACATTGGAAAATTCAACAATGTATATTATGAATAATACAACAAGTCAGGGAACAATTAGTGATATATCATGGAATATAGGCTTACCTGAAGTTACACAATATCCTGTTAATAGTAACGATACAACAAAATATTATAATCCTATCAATCAACCAAAAGGTGTTTCACCTTACAATACTTATATTGATAATACTAAATTTACATATTATGAAGATGGTCGTCCTGAAAGTAGAACAGATACTTTATATCCTTCCACTTTTTCAGAAAATGAAATAATAGAATGGAAAAAAAATAATGAAGCAAAATTAGAAATGCTTGAACCATCATTAGGTGCTTTATTTGATTGTTCTACTAATTTTTGTAATAGTTCTATGGCTTATTTAGAAGACAATAAAGTATTGATGTTTGGTGGTGTAAAAGGAATATTTCCAGCAAAAGGTGTATACAAAGTAGAAGAATTAAACGATGCTGTATTTTTCTCTTTTCAAAATCCTGTTCCAAAATCAACCAGAATACAATTTCAATATGGTGGTGATGTTATATTGGAAAATGATTGGCCAGCAAATACAGATTTTTCTGGAAACATAACACAACTTGTTCCATCTGTTCATTTGCCATCATGGACTGGACTTACACCAACATGGTATATTTATAGAGCAGGAACATTTGAAAGTTTTATTTTTAATTATGACTCTAATAATTTTGGTAGAAGTTCTTCGTGGCAATATTTAAACAATAACAATGGTCCTTCTTCACCACCAAATAATACAGATCCTCCTTATTTTGTAGGTGGTGATTTTTATGCTGAAACTATAAGCAAACCTGGTTTTGGTGCTTATTTATATAAAGGACATAGATATGGACACGAAATGGCATATATAAAACAAAACAAAATTTTATGTTGGGGTGGTATTTCTTACGATACAGATGCTCAATATAATGGGTTTACTACAAATACAACACCGCATTTTGGAGGAAATAAACCAGAAAATATTGGATATAATAGTGAGAAATCAACTATTATTACTGTAAAACCACGCGTAACAAAAGATTATTTAAAAGATGATTTTGGTAGAATACACGGCGCTTATACATCGGATCAACATATGGGCTGGACTACAGATACTTATGTTTTTAATTATGATTCCACAACACCGGTAAATTCAACGTGGACCAGATTAAATATAGATAGACCGGGATATGAAGTTACTGCTGGAGACAATTATTTGCCTGGTAATGGTGCAACACACGGTACATCTGTTGCTTCTATCATTGGTTCTAAAAAAGATGTTGGTTATCAACTAACACAAAAAGCTTATTTTGATAATAATAATAATAACACAACACATACAAGTACAACTGGTACATATGGTATAGCACATAATTGTAATTTAATTGCTTATCGCGCGTGGGATAATTCTGGTAATTGGCCTAGACCATTAAGTGATGTTGATTTTAGAGAAACTCCTTTATTTTCACAGGACATCATAGATAGAAGAATAAAAATTATAAATAATAGTTGGGGTTTTATGACATTTTCTACTGGATTTCCTTATAAAGGATGGTTTGTAAATCAAAAAGGAAATGTAAATGAATATAATAAAATTTATAAAAATTATATTAAACAAGCAAAAAGTGGTGTTATTAATGTCTGTGCTGCTGGTAATAGTTCAGATAGTGAATCTAATTTACTAGCAGGTACGCCATTGTATGTTCCTGAAGTAAGTGGATGTTGGGTAAATGTTGTTAGTTTAGATGTTAGTGGTGGTCAAGATTTATGGGAAACATATTATACAAATCGTGCTGGATGTTGCTGGCCATGGACTATTAGTGCGTTAGGTGGTAGTGGTGTAACAGATGGTGGTGTAATTAGTGCTAGTAATTATAAAGGAGTTACTGACCCTAGTGGTAATATATTACCGGGTTATAAAAGAGTACAGGGTACATCTATGGCAGCACCATTAGTAGCAGGAGCATTAGCAGTCATTGCTGAAAGATTTCCTAATTTATCGTCAGAAGAGGTAGTTGATAGAATGTTTCAAACTGCATCTGGTAGAATAGGACAACATATTGTTGGACGAAAACATAGCACTTTATCACCTCCAATCGAAAATAGATATTATAGTGGAAGTCTTGTAGACCCATCGAAAAATAGTCCAGACAATACAAAATTTCCATTAACGGTTGTTGATGTTTCTGGAATATTTGGTTGGGGATTTTTAGATTTACAAGCCGCAACTGCCCCTATGAGTAAAACAGACTATGAAGATTTACAAAAATTCGGTAAAGCACGAAGAGATTATATTAGAAGTGAAATGATAGAAACACTTAAAACAGACCAAGGAGCAAAATATCTAAGTGGTTTATCTACTGATGTTTCAGGTTCTGTTAGATTAATATATCCTTCTCCAGCAACTGCACCTCCAGATGGTTTGGGCAGAAGAAGAAGAAAAAGAAGAAGAAATGGTAGAAGAAGAAGACGTAGAGGTAGAAGAAATGGTAGAAGAAGAAGACGTAGAGGTAGACGTAGAAGAAGACCTAGACGGCGTAGAGGTAGAAGAAGACCTAGAAGAAGAAAAAGAAAAAGACGTCGTGGTCGTCGTTATTCCGATATCCGATTAAAAAATAATATACATAGAATTGGATATTCACCATCAAAAATACCTATCTATACATTTACTTACAAATATGACCAAAAAAATATTAAATATCGTGGAACAATAGCACAAGATTTAATTAAAATGGGAAGAGAAGATAGTGTATTTATAGCAGAAGATGGTCACTATGTTGTAGATTACGATACAATTGATGTAACATATATAAGAATTTAATTATAATATATTTTTTAGTTTTTCAACTTGATCTTTTGATAGATTTTTGGGAAATATAACATTAAAATATATTATCATATCACCTGACATATTTTCACGTTTCATGCCCATCCCTTTTGCAACTTTTTTAAAACCCGGTGTAATTACTTTTCCTGGATCATTTACCAAATTAAATGATTTACCAGATATGTGATTTATAGTAAATGAAAATCCCAATAATGATTCTCGTAATGTTAAATTTTTTTTATAGATTAAATTTAATCCTTCTCTTTCTAATTCACTATTATTTTTTATTTTAATGAATATTTTTACATCTCCTTTTAATGTTTCGTTTTTATAATTACCTTTACCTTTCATTATTATAATTTCATTTTCATCTATACCAGGTGGTATTGGTACATATATTTTTTCTTTTTCAAATTGTTTCGTGTTGTTTATCAAAACCCATCTTTCAATTTCTATAGGCATATTTATACCTGTATATGCTGATTTTAAATCTATGTTTATTGTTTTTATAATTGGTGGTGGCTTATGAAATTTTGACATATCAACCGGAATTCCGTTTCTAAACATTTGAACATTTGGTATATCCATACCACCATGAAAAGGTTGTTGTGTATGTCCAAAAAACATTTTAAATAAATTATCTTGCATGTGATGTGCCATATGATTCATATTATCAGGGTTTCCATTAAAAAATTGCGATGGAAATTGTCCCGACATTGGTTGTTCTTTTTGCTGGTCATATATTTTTTTTTTATCTTCATCTCCCAATATTTGATATGCTTCATTAATTTGTTTAAATTTCTCAGCATTACCCGTTTTTTTATCTGGATGAAATTGTAATGATAATTTCCTATATGCTTTCTTTATTTGGTCTTGTGATGCCGTCTTATCTACACCTAAAATATTATAATAATCCATAATGTATATTATAATATTAACTTTAAATTAAAACGCATTTAAATAAAAAATTTTATATAAATATTTATTTATTATTAGTTACTATATTTTTAATAATATCTCTTAATTCTTTATATGTTTCATTATCATGATCATCAACATCAATATCTAAATTTTTAAATAAAAGTTTTTTTGCTTTTTTTGTTACATCTATTTTACAATCGATTGTTGGAGAATATCTACTTTCTGTTCCCACACCTTGTGCCTCTTGATAATGAATTACCAAATATTCATTATCTCCAAATGTAACTTTTAAATATGCCTCTTCGTCGTGTCCGAATTCATCATGACAATGATCATTATATTCATAAGTTGCTTTCACTTTTAAATCTGTAAGTTTTTTTACATGATCTTTACTAGTAATTCTAAAATACATAATGAATCCGTATTCCGTAATTTTTAATTTTTTCAACTCTTCTATTTTTTTTTCATATTCTTCAATTTGACTGTTTATTTCTTGTATACTAAGTTTACTCATAGTGAATTATAATATTTATGTAATATATTATATTATCTCAATTTTTTTAAACCAATGATAAATTCAAAGGTACCGGTGGTGATATTTTCATTTTTATATTTTGTAAATCATCCGTTTTATCTAACAAATCTTTACAAGTTGTTTCTAATATAAGAGATGTTACTATGTATGGGTCACAATTACTAGCAGGTCTTCTATCTTCAAGATAACCACAACCATCTCGCTCCACAAATAAAGGTATTCTTACAGATGACGTTCTATCTGAACGACCAAAAGTAAATTCATCATATTTTTCTGTTTCACATTCACCAGACATTCTTAAATTGTTATCTACCCCATAATGTTCCATATGTTTTTTATGTTCTTTTTCCAACATTGTACAAGCATTTTTAATTAGTTGGATACCTCCTTCTCGTCTCATATTTTCTGTACTAAAATTTGTATGACATCCAGAACCATTTAATGTTTTATCATAATGATACAATGGCTTTGGATGAAAATTAATATCTAGTTTGTAGTCTTCACCTATTTTTACTAGCAAATACCTAGCCATTAACAAATGATTAGCAGCATGAATACCTTCTACTGGTCCAACTTGAAATTCCCATTGATTTGGTGCAACTTCAGCATTAATTCCAGAAATACTTATACCACATTTTAAACATTGTTCCATATGTTCTTGTACTAATTTTCTATATAAACAACTACCATTACCTACACCACAATAATATTTTCCCTGTACAGTTGTTTGTAGTAAATTTTCTCCTGGATTAATAAAATATTCTTGTTCCAAACCATACCACGGTTTTTCATCTTTATATTGTTCAAATAATTCATTTGCGTTATGCCACGTATTTGTTTCAGTTGGAGTATAATTCCATACTTCTTTACCATTATCATCTATTTCTGGATTTAAATAATACGTGCTACATAATACATAATATCCATGACCAGCGTGTTTTGGAAATACAGCAACTGGTTTCAACACAATATCTGAATCATTGCCATTTGCCTGATTTGTGGATGAACCATCATAAGTCCATTCTGGTAATACTTCATGATTTTTTCCAGTAAATTTAGATTCTTTTGTATAATTCCAAACTTTTATTTTAGATCGAAAATTTTTTTCATTATCCAACCAAATATATTCTAAACAAATAGAAATTTTATTCATTTTATACTATATTTTAGTTTTTATTTTTTAAGTTGTATTTAATAAGAAATAATACTTAAAAATTAAAATACTTATTATATTATGAATTTACCGTTTTTAAAAAAGTATCAACCAAAATATTATAATGAATTTCAAATTGATAAAGATTATAAAGATTTATTAAATTTATTGATAAAGATTGATAGTTTAAATATTTTATTAATAGGTAATCCAGGTTCTGGAAAAACATCTTTACTAGAAGCAACTGTTAGAGAATATTATAATTTAGATAAATTACCTATAAATAATATTCTGTATATCAATAATTTAAAAGATCAGGGCATACAATATTATAGAAACGAAGTCAAAACATTTTGTCAGACTCCTTCAAGTGTTTTAGGAAAAAAAAAATTTATTATATTGGACGATATTGATGTTATAAATGAACAAAGTCAACAAGTATTTAGAAATTGTATAGATAAATATAGTCATAAAGTTAATTTTATTGCATCGTGTAATAACACACAAAAAGTTATAGAGAGTATACAATCAAGGAGTACAATAATAAAACTTAAACCACTTAGTAAACAATTTTTAAGTAATATAATTAATAATATAAAAAATAAAGAAAATATTAACATCACATCAAAAGCAGAAAAATTTATTTTAAATATATGTAATAATTCAATACGTTTGTTGATAAATTATTTAGAAAAGTTTAAACTATTAAATACTGAAATAACATATGAAATATCGCGTAATATATGTACAAATATAAGTTATTATGATTTTGAAAGATATACAGATTTATGGTATAAACATAAAAATATAAAAGACGCAGTTAAAATTATTTTTTCTATTTTTAATAAAGGTTATTCTGTTATGGATATTTTGGATTGTTATTTTTTATTTATTAAAACAACTGAAACGATAGAAGAAGAAAAAAAATACAAAATAATAAAAATAATATGTAAGTATATTTCTTATTTTCATACAATTCATGAAGATGAAGTAGAATTAGTTTTTTTTACAAAAGATTTAGTGGATATAAATTAATTTGTTGAACTATAATATATATGTCTCAACAATTATTTAAAACAGATCCATCAAAAAATATCATTTTAGATTTTTTGGAAACAAACGCGGAAAAAAAAGAAAAATATTATTTATTTGATAAATGTGCGTTTAAAAAATCCAAATTAAATCAATCAATAGAAACATTTATAGAAACTGTGAAAGAATACTATCATGAATCAAAACAAATTTATGTTAACAGACAATTATCATATAAAATGATTGTTACAATTCTAAGGCAATTGTGTAAATATCATCATATTCCTTTTTTTTCTAAAATTAATTATTCTCATTCAAAATATAATATTTGTTACAAAATATATTATGAAGTATGAGAAACAATTAAATGTTTGGATATGATGATATTTGATTCGTAAAGTTGACGTTTGGAAAGTCTAGAAAACCATTGATATTTACTTCGTTTTATTACTTCTTCGTGTGGAATATATATTGCATAAAAATCATTATCAAAATGAACATAACTTTCTCCTAACAAGTCTTCTATTAAAATATTTTTATTGTATTTATCTTTTGTTCCAAATATTTGCCCATTCATTAAAAATATTTTTTTCTCTAAAATACCTTTAAATAGCCATCGGTTTGCTTGTCCTAAAAAATCCATTTCATTTGTGTAATCAATTGAATTTAAATTTTCTAGATACATAACAAATTCGCCCATTGTTTTAGAATTTTTCACACATGCCATTAAATCAACATTTGGGAAAAAATCAACATTATCCGATGTGACATTTCTATTTGTAGTTTCCACAGTGAAAAAATCTTTATCCAATAAACCTGATTTGTAAATAGGTAAAAGGTCTTTCATTACTATAGTTGAATTAGGTAAAAGCATGCCACCGTAATAGTGTAATAATTTGGCTAAACCTAATAATCTAATATGTTTTTTAATAGGGGCAGTAATTTTTGATATGTCAATACACCACTCTGGTAATATTTTGTCAAAAGAATTATCGTCAATTAAAACTATATTAAATGATTTATGACAGTGCTTTATAATAGACTCTACACAAGATTCAATATATGGAGCATTTAATTTTTTACTGTTTCTTGTACCAAAAGATTCCCACGATCGCTGATTTACATCATAATCATTAAATATCCATAATATTGGTTTTTCTTTTATTGATTTATTTTGATGAAGTAAATATTTTTCAATCATTCGATATTTTGCCTCATCTTCATCGGTTTTAAATTTTTCTTGAAATCTTTTATATAAAATACCTGCTGTTGATAATACAACAAATATTATTATTAATCTATATATTTTATCATACATCTTATATATATTAATATGAATAATTTAATTTTTTAATTGTTTTAAATGACTCCACCATTTTTTATTCGCTGCTTCCATTTCTTCATCTTGTTTTAATAAATTATAAGCCCTTTGTGTGTTTGTTTTACCTTCCATCATTTGTTTATTTGCTAAATATACTCTAGCCTCTTCTCGTGATAATGTTCTTAAATTTTGCTGTGCCCTGTGCCTTTTATAACTATCTAAACTGTTAAATTGTTCTTTATTAAGAAAATCACTTCTTGTTACAGGAACCACTGTTTGTGTATGAGCCTTTTTTAAGTCATCAAATTGCAATTTACTAAACATATTTGATTCATAATTTTCTGGTTTATTTCTTTCTAACATATATCCTGATTGTTGTTCTAGTTCATTTATATCTTTTCTAACAATTAATGATTTACATTCTGATTTTCTTTTTTCAAATAATCTTTCAAAATCATTCATTTTCGCGTCTTTAAAATCATGTATATCTTTATCTGACCTTAACCAATCTCCATATCCGGAATCTTGATTTCTATCTTGTACTTTTACTTTTTCAAATGCCTGATTAAACCATTCATTAAATTCTTTAACAGATTTTCCATCTAAACTTTTTAACAATGCCTTATTTTCTTTATTTATATCGACTTTATAATCTTTTTTTTTACTATCTTGAAATTTTTTATAGCGATAATAATATATTTGTTGAACTATTTGAAATGCTTTCATAAAAAACATAAAATATTCTTTTGGTAAATTACTTTTATCTGGATGTGTTTTTAATGCTATTTTTTGTGCTCTTTTTAAATCTACATTGTCAAAATTATAATCTAATTTAAATAAATTTAATATTTCTCGCAAATCATAATTTTCTATTTCTAAATCAAAATCGTCCATATAAAAAATTATGATTTTTTATTTATTTTAACAAATCGAATTACCTAAAAACATTACCCCAACTAATCCTAAAGCAAATCCAAAATGATAATTGTACTGCATACTTCTATATATATTTAACCACGCTAGTTTTTCTTCTTGACTGTTTATATGCATTATCATATAATCACTTTTTGGATGTAGTATATAGAAAAAGTAATTTGTTACAAAAGCAATTGCTAAAACAGCACAAATAGTTCCCCATTTATGTGGTCTTACCATTTTACTTTTTTTGTATACCAAATAACCAACGGCTAAAGCTAATCCTAAAGCAAATCCTTTAAAATAAATTGATTTTCTTTCTTGAACTATCTTTTTATATTTCATTTTTTTTGTATTGTCTAACAACGCAACGTATTTTTTATGTAATTCTTTTTTATCTGAAAACATACATGTGTAAATACTAGCAACAATAAAGGCAAATGCCAATGTACAAGATACCGAACATACCATTATATTATTTAACTAGATAAATGTTTTTTCATTTTTGTAAAAAATTTATTTATCACTTCATCACTTCCTCCTGAATATACATCTGTTGGGTCACCATTTATATAACTTAATAATGTTGGAATAGATCTAATTCTTAGAATATTTGATATCTCACTTCCTTTATCAGCATCTACTTCTACATATAATACTGATTCTGGTAATAATTCTAACCATTTTTCTACTAATGGTTTAGAACGTTTACACGGACCACACCATGTTGCTGTAACTTTTACTACAACATATTTTTCTTGGCTTACTACCATTTTTAATTCTTCTTTTTTTGTTAATTCTATTTTTCTAGCAGGCATATATAAATTAATAAATTATTTCTTTAACTTATATTTTCTACAAATTCTTCTAATTCACCAATATCTATATGTGGTAAATCTATATGGCTTTCCCAAAAATATCTACAAAATGCCCAATATGCTTTACAATTATTGTTATAATAATGCGGTTTTTCTTTCAATAATTTTTTATGAATTTTATTAGGTAATAAATGTAAACTATTCCTAGGCAATACATAACTCAACTGAACATTTGGATGAACACTTTTTTGATTTTTTTTATCGAAAAAACTAGTTTCCCAATAAGGTATATATTTTATCAAATCTTTCAATAATGGTGGATATTTATAATGATAAAACCATTTCCAATCAAGACATTCTTCTGTATAATAATTCATTGTCCACTCTAACCCTTCAAGATAATTTATGCATATTCTTTGTATCCATTCTTTTGTAGGTTCTATATCAAACAAATAATTATAATAACGTTTTTCCCAACCTACACTATTAATATCTATCAAATATTCTATTTCTCTTTTTTTTGTAGGTATCGATTGAAATTTATTGAATTTATCCTTTACTGTTGATGTAGGTAACATACGTTTTTCCAATCTACCACGTAATTTATATTCTTCACGAATGTATTCTTCTTCACTTTTACTTATAAATTCTAGTAATTCTCTTATTTCATTCCAGAATATTTTTTTACCGTCTGTTAAATTTGTTTTCTTTTTAACAATTGTATTTTCATAAGCAGACATTAAAATATTTATTCCATTTGTTCTTATATTTAACGCTGGAAAATGTGGCATAAAATCATTACCTAGGAAAAAACAAATAAGAATGTAATCATATAATTTATTTTTTTCTATCGTTGTTGATGGTTGTTTATAATTATTTAATTTTTTTGTTAATATTTGTGCCATTTTAGGGATGTCTAATATATAATCTTTATTTGGTTCCAAATTACTGTTTATTGATTTTATAAATTCTGGCGTTTCACGATATAAATAAATATGTTTTGAGATTGTTAAATGATTAATACAAAGCATAATTAAATCAGCATCTAACCCATATATTACTGTTTTTTCTTTTTTATGTTGTGATTTATTGTCTCTTATATACTGAAATATTTTATGTTCACCTTCACCTTTTTCATCTGCTAATGATACTATTACTTTATTTAAATTATATCTTTTGGGATTTTTTTCGAAATGTGTTTTTATTTTTTTTAATTTATTCATAAATTTAGTTCCTGGTGTTATAGCAGTTCTATCCCATGTTTCTTTATAGTTAGGATCTATCTGTTTTTTAATTTCTTTTTCCAAATATGACTTATATCTTCTATTTCTCTGCTGCTCCATTTTTGCAACTGGAGCGACACCATCAAAAGCAATATATAAACAATTTGTTGGTTGAATTATACTTATATACATTTCTATTTTACTTATAACTGCTTCAATTATTTTTTTTTCAAATTTTTCATCATCTCCATTATAATTATCTAACAATTTAAACAAACAATCATAAATTATAGAATTACTATCCATATATAAATTATTTATTTGTTTATTTTTTTCATATTTTTTTATTATGTGACCATATTCCCTTACAATATGAGAAAAATAACTAGGTATACCCATTAATTATAAATATATATATGTACATTTTTAAATTGTTTTAAAATATCAAAATCGCAAATATTTATAATTAAAAATAAAATAAGAAGATATTTTCGCAATATATATTAATGAAAAATATAAAAATCAAGAAGACATCGATGAAATCTTTTAGCAAAAAGACGGATTATCATTCGTTTTTGTTAGAAAAAACAAATGATTTTCAAAAAATCGTTTATAAAACTATTAATTCGGTATATAAATATAAAACTATGGATATCATCGGAGCAAGTGACATTAATATATGTCTACAAAATATAGAAAATGTTCAAAATAACATAATAAACATTCAAACTATTTTAAACAGTAATAATAAAATAAATTACAACGACTTATTTGAACGTGTTCAACGTATCAATAATGATTTTTCATCTATATTTAAATCTTATGGCACAGAATCAATAAATGATGTTATTAATGTTTGTTATGGTAAAGAGTATTTATCTAAATTAAAAGATAACCATAAACTATTATATAATATTATTGAAACATTTATTCATCCTATTAAATATAAAGTGCTTATTTGGAAAGACTCTCACAAAATATCAAAAAACACAAATAAAAAACTAATGAAAAATAGAATTGTAGAAGATTATATGATTGTTGATCAAGCAAAAACCTTAGATTGTTTTGATTTGGCCAGGACACAGCAAAATTTTTTAACAAAAGTATATGGCATTAAGATTTGTTTTCAAAATCCAGAAGAGAAAAAAACATTAATTGTTTCTGGTATTGTTGATGATATAGGACTACAATTTATTAATGACAAATATATTGACGATAAAATACTAATGATAAAAAACAATAAACCCGATGAAAAAATGTATAAAAACAAATCATTTGACCGATTTATTGAATCATTAACATTAAAAGAATTACTTGTTTATAATAATAAAGATTTATATCATAGATTTTCTGGATATATAAATCAAACAAAACTAATAAAACAAAAAACTATATCTCAGGTAATAAAAGAATTTGTAAATAGTGAATTATATATACAGCGAAATACAATAATTCAATTATTAATAAAAAAAGATGAACCGGAATTTCAATATATGGCATATTTGTTGTATGATTTATTATCTAGTGAAAACAATAATACGATCGATACTTATGAACAAACATTATTGTTTGATAGTTTTCCATGGATTATAAAAAAATATTTTAGAATCGCTATGGAAACCACCATAAAATATACTAAAAATTTATCTAATTTTGATACCAACAGAATTCCTATTGAACAACAAATATGTCTTATGAAAGCAAATGATGTTGTGAAAGAAAAGGCTATGAATAAATTAAAAGAAGTTAAAGCCAAATCAGAAGATTCTGGTTCTAAAGCTAAAAATTACTTAGATGGGTTATTAAAAATCCCATTTAATATCTACAAAAGAGAACCATTATTATTTTTTATGAAAAAAACGAATGAAGAATTAATTAAATTATTAAACGAATTGAAAAATATAGATACTGATTTAAAAATACCTATTCAAGAAAAATATTCTAGTATTGAACTTAAAAAGCACTTAACTTACTTAAACGAAGAATACATTGATGAAATCAAAGATAAAAATATTCAGTTACTTAAAGTATTATATACAAATGGTAAGCGAGAAAACTTAGTAATAAATATATGTTTCATTAATACAATAGTTAAAAAATACAATCTTAAGAAAAGTAAATTATGTCATTCTGGAAAAAAAACAGATTATATGAAATTTAATATTGTTAATTTTATTGAGAAAAATAAAAATGATGAAGCAATAATGAATGAATTAATTTCAAAATTTCAAAAAAAGTATAATATTCCTTCTATTAATAAATACAAGCAAAATTTTCAAGAAATGTATAATTTATGGTCTAGAATTGATATTGAATTGATAAATGTGAAAAAAACACTAGATAATTCTGTTCACGGTCATGAAAATGCCAAAAGACAAATAGAGAGAATTATTGGTCAATGGATAAATGGAGAGCAAACAGGTTATTGTTTTGGTTTTGAAGGGCCTCCTGGTGTAGGAAAAACATCTCTAGCAAAACATGGTTTGGCAAAATGTTTATTAGATGAAAACGGTGTTTCTCGTCCATTTTCTTTTATAGCATTGGGTGGTTCTAGTAATGGTAGTACATTATGTGGACATAACTATACTTATGTTGGTTCTACATGGGGTAGAATTGTAGATATATTAATGGATACAAAATGTATGAATCCAATTATTTTTATAGATGAACTTGATAAGGTTAGTAATACAGAACACGGTAAAGAAATAATTGGTATATTAACACATTTGGTAGATCCTACACAAAATGAACAATTTCAAGACAAATATTTCAGTGGAATTGATTTAAATTTAAGCAATGCCTTATTTATATTTTCTTATAATAATCCTTCGTTAATTGATAAAATTTTATTAGATAGAATACATCGAGTAAAATTTAAAAGTTTATCTATTGAAGATAAAATTGTAATAACAAAAAAACATATTTTACCAGAACTATACAATAAAGTAGGATTGTCTAATATTTTAAACTTGAGTGATGAAATTATAAAATTTATAATAGATAATTATACTCAAGAAGCAGGTGTAAGAAAATTAAAAGAAATATTATTTGAAATTATAAGTGAAATAAATTTAAAAATTCTTAAAAATAATACCGATTTCATTAATATTCCTGTTACCATTACAGAAGAAGATATAAAAAATGTTTATTTAAAAGAACGACATATAGTTCGTTATAAAGAGATTGATTCTAATTCCCATATTGGCGTAATAAATGGTTTATGGGCAAATGCTCTAGGGATGGGTGGTATTATTTTAATTGAATGTGTACCAATGCCTTCCAATAATATTTTAGATTTAAAATTAACAGGTATGCAAGGTGATGTAATGAAAGAAAGTATGAATGTAGCAAAAACTCTTGCATGGAAATTGACCGATAAGAAACAACAGGCAAAATTAATAAAACAATTTAAAACTACCAAACAAAATGGATTACATATACATTGTCCTGAAGGGGCAACACCAAAAGATGGACCATCTGCCGGAACAGCAATTACTGTATGTATTTACAGTTATTTAAATAATAAAAAAATTAATAATCTTTTTGCGATTACTGGTGAAATTGATTTACAAGGTAATGTAACTGCTATTGGTGGCTTAGATTTGAAAATATTAGGTGGAATACGCGCGGGCGTAAAGAATTTTATTTTTCCTGTTGAAAATGAAAAAGATTTCAATAAATTTATAGAAGAATATAAAGAGAAACCAATATTAGAAGGTATTTCATTTTACCCTGTAGAGAAAATTCAAGAAGTTTTTGAACTTATTTTTATATAATAATATAGTATATGGGTCTCAACATTAAATATTTAATTCCTTTTGGAACAATGATTTCACCATTATTAATAAGTTCATATTTAATTTTTGATAGTTTTTTTAATGGACATATAAAAGGTATAGTTTATTTGTTTGGAGCAATAATTGCTTCATTTTTAGGTGTAATAGCAAGACCTTCTTTAGGATCAATAACTCCTGCTATAAGTTGGAATGGTAAAACAGATGTTTGTAATATGTTTGGTTTTGGAGATCAATACAATAAATATTCTAGTCCGGATTTTAATACATTATTTCTATCATTTACAATGTTATATGTTGTTTTAAATATGTTTTTATTAGGAACATACAATTTTTTAACTCTGTTAATGTTTATGTTATTAATCGCTGTAAACTGTTTTTATAGAATTAAATTGTATTGTTCTCACGGGCCTGATATTTTAGCAGGTTTATTATTTGGTTCAATATTGGGTATCGTTTGGTTTTTCTTAGTTAAGTTTGTTCAAGATAACAACAAAATGGATTTATTATATTTTCAAGATGATAAATCCACGAAAAAAAAATGTAAAGTTAGTAGAACTAAATTTAAATGTTTTCCTAAAAAGAAATTTTAATTAAACCATATGTGGTCTCATTTTTAATAATGTAGAACGTATTGTACTCATTGCTTTTCTTCTACGCCAACCACCAAAACTAGTTCCAGTTCTATATCTTGCTCTAAATTTATGGTAAAACAATATCATAATTTTATCGATGTTTGCCCTTTTATATTTTTCCATTTCTTCTTTTGTAAATTTTTTTTTACCTAATTGACTATTTACGAAATTATGAAATATATATAAATATTCTTTAAACTGTGCTAAAGTTTTAATATTATTAAAATTTGTTTTTCTAAGATAAATTGTAGCGTGATTTTGACAAATAGGACAAGGAAGATTGTTACAAATAATTTGAATGAGATATTTACATTCTGTTAAGTGTGAATTAAAATAATTACTATTTATTCTTTCTCCTATTGTATGAAATAAATACCATGTTGGTGTAGCCCATTCTTTTGACATTCTTTATATAATTCATATAAAGAGAATTTTTTTTTATAAATTATATGAATAATTCTAACTTCACAAAATTTTTAGAAGAAATATGTGATGATAATAATAATGATAATAAAGAAACTTGTTTGATAACTGGTTTGCCATTGGAAGATAATTGTATTAAATTATTTTGCAGTCATAAATTTAATTATAAACCATTATATAATGAAATTGTATGTCAAAAAGTAAATCCAAACCATCTTGAGATAACAAAATTAAAAACACAACAACTTAAATGTCCTTACTGTAGAAAAGTACAAAATCATTTATTACCACCTAGAGAATTATATAAAAATATAAGAGGTGTTAATTCCCCATTAAAATTTTGTATGAAACCATATAATTGTAAAGGTATTTTTAAATCTGGAAAAAGAAAAGGTCAAATTTGTGATAGACCTTGTAGAACACAATTTTGCGCATATCATAAAAATAGTAAAAAAGAAATAAAGAAAACAGAAAAGACAAAGTGTTGTTTCATATTAACTAGAGGTAAAAATAAAGGAAAACAATGTAGTAGAAATGCTTCAAAAGATTGTAAGTATTGCGCACAACATTATAAAATGATAAATAAAAACCCACTTGTTAATATTGAAAATGTAGCAAAAAAAATATTATTTAATAAAAAAAAACACATTGTAAATAAAGAAATCATAGATTTAACAAATGAAAACGTTGTTATAAAAGTTATTGAAAATAATAAAATAACTATTTAAATGTAATAAAAAAAACACTATATATTAATATAATGACAGAAAAAGAAGCGTTGATTAATAACATTAAAACATGGATTGGACTTGATAATGAGATTAAACTTTTACAAAAAGAAATAAAAAACAGGCGAGAACAAAAAAAATTATTAACAACAGAATTGGTAGATGTTATGAAAAATAATGATATTGATTGTTGGAATACGGGTGAAGGAAAATTAATTTATTCAAAAACAAAAACAAAAGCACCTTTAAGTAAAAAGCATTTATTAAATTCTCTTTTAAAATTTTTTCAAAATGATGAAAACATGGCAAAAGAACTAAGTAAGTTTATAATGGAAACTAGGGAAATAAAAGAAAAAGAAAATATAAGAAGAAAAATACCAAAAAAATAAGTATTTACATAATTATCAATATATTGTATATATATATATGGATAATTCACAATTTTCTCTTTTTTCATTGCATCCGTCCTGGAAAGAAAAACAAATAAAATTAGTTCCAAATTATGATATAGAAACATATATTCAGCCGATTACGAAAAAAATGAATATAAAAAAAAATAAACACATATTTTTATGTATTTATAATATTGAAGCTTCTGAAGAATATTTACATACACATTTGAAATATTTTTTATATAAACAACCTGATAATGATAATAAATTTAGCAACTTAGTTACATTTCCTTATGTATTATACACATCAGGAGATCCTTTAAAAATAGCAGAAAAAACTATTAAAAATATTTTTACAAATGATATGAGTTGTAAAGGATTTGTTGAAGAAGATAATAATTTATATTTATTTTATCATTATACTGATGATATCCCAAAACATCCAAATTTAAAAAGTGATAATAATTATTGGTGGGGATTAATAGATGAAATATGTAACAAAAAAGAAATAATTAATTACCCTATTCACGATAGCGTTTGTAATTTATTTTTAAACAATCCAGGTTTAATTTATTTAACTGTTTTTTATGATAATATCAAACATAAATTAGAAATCCCCGTAGTTGCTTATAGCGGTGAATATTATAAATTAATAAATGAAAATTTTGAATTAGTAGATAGAACATTACATAGTATGTTTGGTCCTTATTATATTTTCAGTGACACTTTTACAAAATCATTAAGATATGCTTGTTGGACCAATAATTACAAACCTGCTTATTTTAATAAAGAAAAAATAACTAATGAAAATGGTAGATATATTAAATCAAAAATTGTTAGAGTTGCTTTATTTTTAGGAAATTCAAATGTAGTAAGAACAGAAGATGATGTTATCATGAAAAAAATTATAAATAATTATGACAATAATGAAAAAAAATATAATATAAAAAGTGATAAAAAATATACTTATAAATGGAAAAAAAATATAGATAGTTTATTGATAGGGAAAATACCATTTAAAAAATTAGATGGTTACTTTAATTATATTAATAGAGACATTATTGTTAAAACAAAAGATAGATTTATACCATTAAGTATACACGATATTGATGTAAATTCGCTAGGTCCTTTTCATAATAGTAATTATACTAAATACAAAATACTATAATATTTAATATATGATAATATATATATTATGGATATCTTTAAAATTATATTAGGTATTGTTTTTTTAAATATGATTTTTGAAATATATATAAGATTCTTTCCTTACAGTAAAAGAGAAAACGTTATGGTTTATCAGATATGGTTAAACATTGTTTTTATTTTATATATTATTTTACCTAGAGAAGTAGGAACGTTCTGGTATAATAATTAAAAAATTGATTTAAAGATATACAAATAGAAATATGGTAATATGGAGCGCAAACTTAATAATAAAGTACAATTATGGTGTAAAACTTTTAAAGATGAAATTATTTCAAAAATACAAGAGATTTGTTTAAATGACAACGAACATTCATCAACAGATGAAAAACATAAACAAATAATGGGCTTAATACAAATGATATATGATTATGAAAATATTAAAATAAATACTAGTGACTTACAAAAAAGAAAACGTGTAAAAAATATTGTACCACTATATGAAAGATGTCATGCTCTTAGAGCAAATTCAGAACAATGTACTAGAAAAAAAAGAAAAGGAAGTAATTTTTGTGGTACGCACATGAAAGGATGTCCGCATGGTACAATTGAAAATAGTAAACAGGTTGATGAGAATACTAAGGTACAAGTATCTATATGGGCGCAAGATATTAAAGGAATTATATATTATATTGATGAAGACAATAATGTATACGAACCAAATGATATTATGAAAGCAATTGATAATCCTAGAAGAATAGCGCATTGGAAACTAGATTCACAAGGTAATTATACCATACCAGAATTTAATATATAAAAATAAATATTCAATAAAAAATATTTATTTTTTATTTTTTTCTTCAGGTAATTTATCTTTAAGTATCAAATGTATTTGTTTTAAATATGGTTTACAATCATAATACGTTCCTACATAAACTCCAGCACTAAATCCTAAAATAACTTGCCACATTATATATAGTATTTATATTTTAAATACAAAATGGCAACAATTCATCAAAAGGAGCCATATTTACCTTTGTTTTTTTTTCTTTTTTTTCTTTTTTTTCTTTTGTAAATTTTTTTTCGCATATCTCACTACCACAATGATCATGATTTGCCCAATTTATTCTATATTCTTGAACATTTACATCATTGGTAACGGCCCATCGGCCTAATCTAATTGGTGTTGCTTTTTTAAAAATTCTGGATAACATATTAGTAAATTAAATTAAAAAATGTTTATATTTTTTTTTTCAATTTTTTATAAATTTTGATGTTTACATTGTTCTGGTATATTATTTCGCCAAAATTCATAACGATGTCTTTTATTTATTAATGATGTATCTATCATTATACGCGGATAGAATACTGGTATCATCGCAACACTATTGTTTATAGATGGTGTATTTTTTCTTGGTTTTGAAATATTATAATAACAATAACCAATGCTTCCATTTTTTTTCGAATCAATATTCCATCTATCATAAATAAATCCACATAGTAAATGCTGAATTTTATATTCATTTTTATCTTTTTTTTCTTTTTTTGTTAAATTATAAATCAAGGCGGCTTGTTTTGCCGATAGCGATTTATGTAATGTATAACATATCATGTATAACATTTCAGCAACGTGTTTCATTATGTCTTTTTTTTTACCATATTTGTTTAAATTTTTTATTAAATATTTATATAAAGGATTGCTCTCTGGTATTGTGTTGTTTTCGATAAGTTTATTTTCTTCTTCTTTTGAAATACTTAAATGATTTTTTCTTGTTATATTTACCTTGTTTGGATATTTTTCTAAGCAACATTTACTACATAAATTATTAAATTTTGTATATGCATAATATTTTTTGCATTTATAACAACTTAATGGTTCGTATGATTGTCCACTTCTAGTTCTCATGGTTTATTTAATATAAATAATTTGTTTATATTAAAATCAATTTTTTATAATTCCTTGACAACACGTTATTATTATTATTCCTAATATACCGATTAACGCATAATACAATAAATGTTTTGTTTCTTTTTTTATGAATTTTTTTACAAAATAATCACTAAAACCAAACGCACATACATAAATAAATACCCAACCTATATCTTCATAATTAAACATATATCATATATTGTTATTTTAAATATTGTATCTTTAAAAATAATTGATAACTCCATATCCAACCCATTAATACAATAGGTGTTCCAAATATTATTGTTGAAATATTTTCAACAGATAATGATATAAAGTAGTAATAAGAAATTAAACCTACTCTACATATTACATAAGATACAAACTGAAGTATATGTAATGTTTTCTTTATATTATCACCAATATCTATTTTTTTAGAATAATAAACCGGATAATAAAATATATTTGAAATTTCACCTAAAATAAAAAAAGCGTATGAATAATGCGCAACATTATATTGAATTACACCAAAACTAACAATATGATGTATTATATATGTATTATCATACAATGTATAATTATAATTGTTAAATATTCTTATTAAATCGTATATATAATATGCTGTCGAAATAGTTACAGCATTTTCGTAATAATTTATATCATCAAACAACAAAAAGTGTCCTAAATTGTAAACACATAAATAACAATGTGTTCCCGAAACAAATACATTGTCTAACAACTTTTCTGTTAATGTTTCTGAAGTAAAAAATTCTAATGTATTAAATATTTTTCTTAAAATATTATTATAAATAGTAAATAAAAATATGCCTGATAAAAGATATATATTCATTGCAATAATAAATGTGTAATTGTTTATATTACTTTTAAAATTAATTAAAGATTAATTTATGTCAAGTAACTATATGTTTGATCCAAACTATATTTGTTTAGTCGGATTATTACCATTTGTGTATTCATATATTAATAATTATAGAAATATACATTCGCTTTCTGTTTTAATTTTTGGTATATTATATCATAGTTTTCAAAATAATAAAACATTAAAATATTTAGATATTGTGCAGTGTTTTATAAATGGAACAACTGTATTTTATTTATATTCGCCATCAAGATTTTATGGAATTTTATCATTATCTATCTATTTATTAAATTTGTATTATTTAAATAATAACAATTATTTACACTTTTTATTACAGTTTATTTCATGGAGAGGAATTAGTTTGTATGAAAATAATTTATTGACAAACTAATTAAATGTTGGCCATTGTTCATCTTTTTTTTCAGTTATTTCAATCTTGATTTTTTCTGGTTTACTTCCAAAACCAATTGTTTTTGTAATGGAATTTAAAAATCCACTTCTATATTTTGTTCTTTCACTTTTGGGTAATTTGTTTTCTTCTAGTTCTTTTAATTCCATACCCAAAGTTTTATATTTTGGTTCATCTTTTTTTTCTTGTGGTTTTTCATCACTTTCATTTTCACTAGAGTTTGTAGGATAATAATATTTATAGCCCAATGTAACAGCGGCTAAACTTCCTAAAACAGTTGTCACGAGCATTATTTTTTTTGTATTATCTTCCATTATATGTAATATAAATATTTTTTTAAAGTTGTTTTTTAATTAAAAAATATCTTTTATACTTTTTTTTTCCGGTTTTATCATACCCATCACTTTTTCTAATTGGATTCATATTATAACCATTAACTTTTAATATTTGACGGATAAGATTTAACATAGGCCATTTTTGTGTTAATGTTGCGTTATTTTGTAATGAAGTTAATGCTGATGAACTATATATTTTTTTTATTTTTGGTAATTCTTTCCACATTAACTCATACTTTTCATCATTATTTTGAACCAAAATATCTCTTGGTATCCATAGACCATTTAATTCTTTTTCATCCTTTATATTTTCAAAACATGGACATAATTTAAGTAAGTTAATAATCTCTTCTTCCATTTATTATAATGAAACAATAAATATATACTTAAAAAAACGCACCATTTAAAATTCTTTAAATTAATAATATGCTTTAAGATATTATTAAAAAACGCACTTAAGCAATTTTTTTTTTCGGATTTTTTGGTTATTTTAACAGAATTTGACATTTTAGATTTTCTTTAAGTTCAAAATGCTATTAATAGTATTTATTGATTTTTATACTTAAGCAATTTTTCTTTTTTTTTAAAAGTATTTTGGATTTGTTAATTTTGGACATTTTAAAAATGTCCAATTCTGAGAAATTGAAAAAAGTTCTAGAAAAAACTTGAAAAAAACTAAATTACTGCATAATGGTTTAAACATAAGAAAAAACAGAAAAATTGTTGTAGGGAATTTATGGTAAGGTTTTTTTTAAGTAAAAATGAGTGAAATTTTGGAAATGCTGAGAAATCAAAAATGATAACAAAATGGTAACTTTTTGTCCGCAAAAATCCGCAAAAATATTTTAAAGCGAATTTTTAGACCAATAAAAATAACAACAAAATTAAAAATACAATAAAAAACTCTCTACAAGAAAAAAAATGATAACAAAATGGTAACTTTTTGTCCGAAAAATCCGGAAAAATATTAACTTATATCTTGTAGATGAAAAATGATGACATAATTCAAAAAATATTGTTATGTAGATAAAATTTAGAAATAAATAATATTAATAAAAAAATTGGTTTAGCGGATTTTCGTGTTATCATATATAAGATAACAAAATGTCCGCAAAAATCCGTAAAGAATTTCATTGTAAATTTTGTGATTATAATACACGTGATAAAAAGGATTGGATGAAGCATCTATCCACACGTAAACATACAAAAAAATCAAAAATGATAACAAATGATAACAAAATGATAACAAAAAATCCTAAAAGTGTTGAATATAAATGTGTAAATTGTAATAAAGTATATAAATATAAGAGTGGATTATCTAGACATAAAAAGAATTGTAAAAAATCTACTAGTAAAAAAATTGAAAATATTATAAAACACACCGGAAAATATGATGATAATATGGTTCACACACTTAATGAATTTTTGTCTTCTGATAAAAAAAAATTAGAAATGATAGAACAATTAATTGAGCAAAATAAAGAATTATCAAAGAATGTTGGTAATAATAATAATAATAAAATATCAATAAATGTTTTTTTAAATGAACATTGTAAAAATGCTATGAATTTAACAGATTTTATAAGGCAAATAGAAATATCAAATGAAGATTTACTATATACCCAACAATATGGTTATGCTGAGGGAATAAGTAATATATTTATGAAATGTTTACAAGATATGAAAACAACAGAGAGACCCATTCATTGTAGTGATAAAAAACGTTTACAATTTTATATTAAAGATGAAGATAAATGGCATCAAGATAAAAACAATAAGATAGACAATACAATTCAAGCTATATCAGCAAAACAATTAACAAAAATAAAAGAATGGGAAGAACAACATCCAAACTATTTAAATGATGAAAAATTATTAAAAGAATGGCACGGAATAGTAAAAGAATCTGTGGGTGGTTATGATACTCAAGAAAGAATTAAACATCATGAATATATAAAAAAAAATATATCTGATAAAATTCTTGTAAAATCTGTTATTGATAAAAATGAATAATAAATGCAGAATATATGTATAATAATTTTTATCGCAAATCAAAAGGGTTTGGACAAGTATCTCGAAAGCCTAGAAAAGAAAGAATAAAAAAGATCATATCAACAAATAATATTGATATGATAACAAAAAACCCACAAATAATTCGAAAAAATAACAAAATAAAAACAAAAAAACTAACTAAAGAAAAAAGAATAATACAACGAAATGAAGATTTACATAATTTTAAAATACCTTTTATCAACTATAATTTTAAAGTTGATGAAAAATACCATAATAATGTAATAAATTTTTTACATATTCAAAAAACAGGTGGTAGAAGTTTAACGCATTATATCAAAAATAAACGCCTTTTGGTAAATTGTTATCATTATATTAATAATGTAAATAAACGATTAACTAATTTATTTTTTATAATACGAGACCCAATAACTAGATTTCAATCAGGATTTACACACATGTATTTTATTTTTTATAATTTAAAAAATCATTGGTCTAATGATTACGGTGAAAGAAGAAAATATGAATATTATTTTGATTATTTTCCAACACCTAATATTTTAGCAGAATCACTTAGTTCTAATAATTTACAATTAAAAAATATTGCAATAAATGCGTTTAATGATATAAATTGTATAAATAATGGATATGATAAGTGGTTTGAAAAAATTAATGTAAAAGATATACAATTTGTTTTACGATTTGAAAATCTACAACATGATATTGATAATGTATTTTGTAAAAAATTAAATATTACATCATTTCACTTATATAATTATGATACTGTGGGAAAAAAAGAATGGAATACAAATAACAAACAAATGAGATATCTTAGTGAAACAGCAATAATTAATTTAAAAAATCATTATAAAAATGATTATAATTTTATAGATAAATTAATAAACAATGAATTATTAGATAAATCATATAAAAGTCAATTAATATAATATTTTTTTTTGTATAATACTATATTAATGGATAGTTCAAAAAATTTAATTGAAGATATTGAAATGTCTGAAATGGAAAAAGGAGAAAAAAATGTTGTTCTTAGATTAGAAAAACCAACGACTATGAAAAAAATAAAACATACGACAAGTAATCATAAAAAATTAAAAAAAATAACAATAGATCAAAAAGGAAAAGTAAAATTAGATGTTCAAGAATTAGAATTAGATTTACCTGGCGATGAAGATATGAATAGCGAAGAAAAAAAAGAAACTTACATTAGTTTAAGAAACAAAATTAATTATTTATATTATGATTCAAATGAATATTATTCTTCAGCGATGGATATTTTGGCAAGTTATGTTAAAGGTCAAAAATTAATTTATATGGAGTCGAAACATTACTGTGAAACGCGATTAGATAGATTAATGTTACCTGCTATATTTTTATCAGCAACAGCATCTGTTTGCTCAAGTGCTTTAGATATATATTATTGGGATTCACTAGCAATAAGTATATTAAACGCATTTATAAGTTTTTTATTGGCTGTGGTAAGTTATTTGAAATTAGATGCTCAAGCAGAAGCACATAAAATTAGTTCTCATCAGTATGATAAATTACAATCAATGTGTGAGTTTTCATCAGGATATTATTTATTATTTGGTGATAATGATGATAAAACTAGAAGTCAGCCTAGTGATCATGTACAACCATTAGAGAAAAAAATATCAGATATAGAAACAAAAATTAAAGAAATAAAAGAAACAAATCAATTTATAGTACCACGTAAAATAAGGTATCAATATTCTATTATTTACAATACAAATGTTTTTTCTATTATAAAAAAAATAGAAAATTGTCGTAAAGAACAAATAACTAAAATGAGAGATGAAATAAATACAATTTCATGGTTAAAAAGAAAATTAAAAAATGATGATAATTCCCAACAAGAAAAAAAAGAAATAGAAAATAGAATTTTTGAATGTTATGAAAAAAAAAGATATCTAACAAAAAAAATACTATTACTTAAATCAGCATTTACATTAATAGATGATATATTTAAATGTGAAATGGAAATAGCATATAATAAAAGAAAACACACATGTTTTGGTTATCAAATGTGTTATTACAAACGAGATAAAAGAAATCCACTGGCTTTAAATGAATTTACGAGGTATATAATGGATCCTTTTAAAGACTTAGATGAAAAAAAAAAAGCAATTGAAGAAGCAGTAGAAGCAGTTTGTAAAGATATATCTAATAATAAAAATATAATGAAAAAAATTATGAAAAGAAGATCAATGACCAGGATAGGAACTATAATAGAAGAAG